TGCACCACCAGAGTAACCTACAGGTTTAATCCAATATGTCCCATCTCCTGCACTAGGATTTGCAGCAAGTATTTGCAATGCGTTTGCAGCAGGGTTTCCCGATGATGATCCAATAGTATTATCTAAAGTATCAATAGGATATCTGATAACAACAATACCATTACCACCATTTCCTGCTCGTCTATTTGGATAGCCAGCACCACCGCCACCTCCGCCAAATCCATTACCACCTGTACCACCGACAATAGTTCCTGCAGCGATACCGCCACCACCTAGTCCGCCAGGTATAACGTCATTAGTTGGGTTATTGCAGTTTGCTCCTGCACCACCACCCGCATAGAATTTATTCATTCCATCTATATCAAATAATAATCCATCTCCTCCATCTCCTCCACGGGGTGCTGATCCATCTTGCCCTTGTTGACCAGCTCCACCGCCACCGCCTCCACCCCAGTCGGGTGATGATGGTGTACAGTTACCACCAAAGTTTCCAAATCCTCCAGATGCAGAACTTGGTTGTAAACCTGGTTGACGTGTCCCAGAGTAAGGGTGACTTCCTCCACCACCACATCCTCCTGCACGTGCATTACCTCTATCGTTATTACCTCCTGCACCACCGCCACCGCCACCTAGGGCAGTAAATCCATTAAATGAACTATCTCCACCATTGTCACCTTTGGTGTCTTGGTTATAGTATCCAGATCCACCAGATCCTATAACAACTGGAAATGTTCCTACACTAACTGCTACTCCTGACTTATATACTAATCCTCCTGCACCACCGCCACCATTACTACAGTTACCGTCAGAACATCCTCCACCACCGCCACCACCGACGATCATGAAATCCATCTTTGCATCGTTCTGTGTTGCTTGAACATTGAACGTTCCAGAACTTGTAAACTTATGCACTCTAAACAAACCAAAGTCATATACTTGGTTACCACCACTGGCATTAACAGTTGCTTCGTCTAGTTTCTGCCACTTCTGACCATTCCAAACCTTCACTGCACCGATAGTAGAATCGTATGCTAGAAATCCTTGTGCTATACCACCTGTAGGTAAGTTGCTAGTGGCATAAGAAGGTAATTGGACACCCGCCCCTGCGTTAACTGTCCCGACATTCAGAGTTCCCATTTCACCTATGATTACTTTTACTAGTTATATTTAGCGAAAAACCTAATAAGGAAAAATTACCCAAAAAATTTTTTCTACATATTTGTAATTAAAAATCTTATTTTGAAACTACAACTACGTACAAACCATTCCACCACATCGCAGCATCTTCTGGATCGTTCAGTAGTTCTCTCTCATACAGTATCTTTAATCCATTGTAATCTAAGAATTGTTTTGTGACTTCTACATTCTTTTCTATGTTTGCATCATCAATCACCAGTGTGAATACATCCTGAGTAAAAGTCAACATGTTAGTAAAGAACTCTACCATTTTCATCTGATCATTATCACCATCATAGAATATAACATTGACATCATGTTTGAAATCCTTTTTACCTAATTGTGAGGAGTCACCATTTAAAACTTGTATATCAAAGTCTAATGTCTCTGTCGTAATATTTTCTTGTAAGTTTTTAACAAACGTATCTACGGTTACATTTTCTAATGATAGTGTAATATCTTCTCTAGCGGGTTGTAAGTTAGGTTGTGACCAGTTATCGTTTGCATATGCAGCAACCATGTCATTGTTTTGCACTGCAGCACAAAATGTAGACCCCGCATACACTCCTACTTCAAGATACACTGCACCTTCTTGTGAGCATAGATTATTAAGAAAGTGTCTAACTCTAGGTGATGTAAGTCCTTCTACATTATAATATGCACTAGGATCATTTGGATCATATGTTCTATGGTTTGACAGATATTTTCCTGAGTTATTAAATGCTTCTATACATGTCTCTACTTGTGGATGCATGACAAGTTCTGCCTTCTTCATGTGTGATTGCACTACTGCCTCACAATAATTACAATCCCAACAATCAAACTTACAGGTCTTTATTTTCTCTCTCCATAAGACTATTGGAGAATCTTTTATTTTTAATTGTTCTTGATATTTTTTATACTCAGGAAACATATACTCTTCCTTGTCTGCCCATCTACGTATGAGATCCATGCTTTCTTGCAATCTCATCATACTCTCTCTACCGTGCAGTTTAAATGTATCAATACCAAGTTCTTGCATCTCCACCCAATCTTCTCTCCATGGTGGTAGGTTTGCTTGCTTAAGATCTGCCTCTGGATGTTCTATGTCCCATGTAGAACAAGACACACGACTTATAGGACTAGCAAAGAATATGGGATCATCTTTAGTTCTAGTGCTATTATATTGATAATGTTCTGGCATGATAGGACATCCACCCCAACATGTCTCATTGACTAACATAGAAAGCATGATAGGTTTACCTATAAACTTGCAATAATCTTTTGCTTTCCTGATACGTAATAGTTGGTCACGATCTCTCATAAGATCACGATCTAAGTTTATATAATTAAATCCTGCTTCTGCTAGTGATACTATTTCATTAGGTCTAGTAACTTCTCTAAGTATTGTATTTTTAATAAACAATTCTGGAAACGCTGCCTGTATCTGTCCAGTAGAAACCCATGACGTATGTGGCAGTGTCACCACTCTAACTCCAGAGTTGTAGATAGGAGCAAACTCTTTTATCCACAAGTCTAGATTTTTTTGGTCTGGTCTAATCCATATATTATTAAAGGTTGCTGATAATGGTATGTCAGATTCTGATGAGATATAACATGCAGATTCTGTTAGTGCTTCTGGAGACAAAAAGGTATCCCCCATAGCGTCCTGATCAAAGGGAGGGATACGACATGTAAAATAAAGATCTAGTATATATTCTTTGTACTTTTTAAGAAACGGTAGAAAAGTAGATACTACAAAGTCTTCACTCAGTTTTGGATTTATCGGTAGACTGAAGACTCTTTTGTTCATTACCAGTTAGTTGTTCATAAAGTTTGAGATCCAACTTATCCTCAACACCATCAAATGTTGGAATACGTGGTGCAGACCCGTCAACCATCATCTTATCTATCTGAGGTTTTAGTTCGTTTTGGATCTTACCAATACCCGCGTTTAACAAACCAGAGTATTGCATGGCTATATTTAGTGTAGCATATTGATCATCTTCTCGCATCATTGCTATCGAGTCAAGGTTACCTACACCTATTCTACCTGTGCAGTATACATCCATTGCTGCCTGTTTACCCATACGAGCGATCCAATACTTTCTCTCTTCTTCTTCGTTATATTCTGCAGCTTCGATTAAGTCTTCCATAGACTTAAAGTTTTTATGTATCCATTGCATGAACGCATCTAACTCGTTGTTTGATTGATGCAATGTTATTTTAAATCTTCCGATGTCAAGTTTAAACTCATCAATATCACATTGGATAAGTCTTCTACTATATTCATCATCCTCTATTTCCAGTTTTGCTTCTAATGCTTCTATTCTTATTTTCTTTCTTTCTATGTCTAGAAAAAGTTTTTTCTTTTCGTGGTTACGTGTAGAAACTTCAATCAAGACTTGACGAAGTTTTCTTTTGTCAGTTACGTGGGAATTGACAACGAAATTTTTAATTTGTTCATGTGTCATTCCAAAGTCCATATTGTCCTCAACAAAGGACTCTATGGAATCAGATGATAATGTCATAGTTTAAAATTGTAAGCCTTGTTTTATAGGTAACGGTGTCCATCCATCTTCTTCGGTTTTTCCTAATTCAATTGCCTGTTGTTGTGGCATAGGAACTCCCAAATATTTTTCCCATAGAACGTTAAGTTCTTTTATTGTAGCACAATCTTTAAATTCTTGCTTGAGTGCAACCATTGCTCGGTAAAGTGCTGATACTTTATCTTTGAATGCTGCTTGTCCCTTAAGAACAGATTTTGCCATTTCTGCTACAGTAACACCTTTGATGGTAGCAAGATTATTTAGGAGAGGAGTCTCACCCTCTAAATTGTTTGCTTCCTGTATTTGTGTATCCCATAAGAACTGTTCAATCTTAGATTCTTCTGCTTTTAATGCTAAGAATTTTCTATCGTACTCATCCTCAATAATAAGTTTTGCACCAAGTTTCATAAACTCTATTGCTGCATCTATCCTTTCTTTTGGTAATACAATTTTTGTCTTAGGTCCTGTCTGTGATACTTTATACTCATCACTAGTTGATAGTGGGTCTTCATCTGTAACCTTAATCTCTGCACGAATCTCAGCAAAATGTTTTGTACCCCATCTTCCTAAAGATTCTGTAATCTCTTCATAAGAACCAGTTAATTTTACAAGTTCTCTCGTCCATTCTTCTTTAACAGAAAATACAACAAGTCCATACATATTCCACATAATGTCAATAGACTCTATTGTGTCAATAGAAGGGCAATGTCTAGCGACGTAATACTTACGTTTTTCTGTTCCCTCTAGTATTGCGAGAACCTCTGTATCTAGATTAATTCCGTCAGACATAATTACATTCCTGTGTATCCGTATTGTAGATTTCCGAATTCTACTCCTGCAGCAGACGCAGATCCACTGATGCCAGATCTATCCATTCTACTGTCTCTTGTGAAACTATGACTTGCATAGGTAAAGAGGTAACCATTGTTATTCTGGTTTCCATCATACTGTCCACAAATAAATCCAAACTCATTACCTGTGTGCATTGATTCCTCACCAGTAGTTATACCATTCTTACTTACAGATGCCATACGACCACCATTGTAAGAGTCTCTTAAATGCCAATCACAACTGGTTCTGTATCCTCCACAAGTATTCCAGTATGAGAAACCGTTTCTACTTGATAAGGTTTTGTTAGATCCGTCTGTGCCTGGCGAATCTGTCCAGTTAGTATATGATTCTGTAGAGAAGTTAAATGCGTATGCACCACCTTGTCTAATCCATCCTACTGTAGCACCTTGTCCACATGAAGGGTTGTTCTGTGATCCACTAGGGTTGTTTGTGGAGTTATTGCTTGCTTCGGTAGAAAGGTTGTATCTAACTGTACTACTACTGTTACTACCACCTCCATGAACATAAGCATACACAAAGTCTCTACCCATAGCAGAACATCTGTTTCTACTAGATGACATACTAGACGCAGCACCCGCATTGGATTCTGTGTTCATGTTTATCTTAGAAACATAACTTGATGTAGCATCCCAACTGTTACCTGTGGCAAAGATGTATGCATTCATGGTAGTGCTAGGTTTACCATCAATATATGCACCTGATTGTGCTGATAGATCTCCTAAGTTTGTTTGTGTAAATGTAGCATGAACAAGTCTGTTTACGTTTCTCCAAGACTGTGCTCCACGATATCCACAACAACTAAATCCTCTCGTTATATTAAATCCTGCCTTATATTTTCCTTGCGAAAATCCTGCTACACCAGATGCACCTTCTCCTGATGTATCCCAATATGCCGAACCAGATGTACCACCTGATCTAAGAACCGCACCTAAATTAGATGCTGTTTGTGTCGGAAGTGTGACAAATGGTGAACCATTCTGTAAAAGGTCACCACTAAAATCTATATTTCCAACAATTGATATGTTACCTTGAAACGATGCACCGCCAGTAGGAAATGATACGGTTCCAGAACCGTTTAAATTAGTGACTTCATCAACCTTAATTCTTGACGCCATTAGATGTGCACCTCTTCTACTTTTAATTTATCTTTATCTACTTTTACAAATAGATTGTGATCACATGCATGATTTATGATGCCCTGTAGATCAAATGATTCTTCATCAGGACAATTAAATTTATCTGGAGGAATAGCATAAAATTCTTCAAACACAACTTTATCTTTGCTGTCTTTCCATTGTAAAACATAACGGAAACATCCATTAGTCCCTAATACTTTTTTGTTTTTAATAACTGTTAACTTGATAGCATCATCATACTCTTTACTAGGCACGCTAGGAAGAGATGTTTCTTCACCAAAAATAGTTGTGTCAGAGTTAATCATTTTACGTAGTATGCTCCATAGTTGAAATAGTCACCACCAGAACTGTTCCAGAAAGCAGCGTTCTGATAGTTTGCACCATTACCGCCCCAGAAACTTCCAGACCAACATGCTCCATACCACCATGGTGCTCTGTTGTATAAGTTGGCACAGTTAGCACCATATACGTCTTGGTCTCTATCAGTAGTAGTAAAGTTGTATCCGTTATTAATATGATATGACCAAACGCCAGGTGTGCCTCCTAACTCTACGTTCAAGTTTGATTCACCAACCCAGTCATAGTTGGTTCCCCAACCAGTCCAAGTCCATCTTGCTCTCTTAGAGTGAGATCCAGTAGATCCTAATGGAACTGGAGATCCCGCAACGTAGAATACGACATTTCTTCCTACATTATTATTTGCTGCAATGTCATTCCAAGCATTTAATCCTGCCCAAAGTGTATATTGTTTAGGATCTCCAGATCCATATACACCACCATTAGCATACCATTGAGTAGAGGTTGCTGCCTGAGCATATGTCAATGCACCAATACTAACATTAAATGGATGACTTCCAACAAGACTCCATCCACCACCATCATATACTGTGTCAATCCATACTTGTTTAGGAGTACCACCAACTTGAACCCAATACCATCCTGTAGAAGGATTAGCAAGAGCAGTCATAACATCAGTTGCTTTTGCAAGTGCCTTTTCAGCAGAACTTCCGTCTGGTTTTTCTTCCCCTATCGCAATCCATTTTACTCCAGTATACGCTTCAAATCTACCTAACTCACTGTTCCAACCTATCTGTCCTATCTCACCCGAAGGTCTAGTAGATGTTGTCCATTCTGGTAATTTTATTGTGCCATCAATTCTTAGTTGATGACCATTAGGTAATCTAACATTATTAGCATAGGTTGATAAACCCTGTATATCGTGAACGTTAATTGTGCTCATTTATACTACACTCCAAGAACCACCGTTATTAACTGTTATGGTGACACCATTATTTATAGTGATAGGACCAGCGGACATACAGTTATCTCCGTTGTTAACACTAATGTTTTCATTAACACTATTACGGTTTCTCCTAAAGACTCCGTATGTATCAATCCATAACTTGTCTCCACCAGCTCTTAATACTGTTGACTTCTGACCAGATGATAGACCCTCAGATGCATTTATGTTAATACCATTTAACTGATTAACTTGGATACCATATGTTGTCTGTGATTGATCACTTCCTGAGTAAATTGTCCAAGTACCACTACCTGTAAGTGAACCAATACCAGTGTCATTATCACTTCTAAAGAAGTAGGCATCACCTGTTCTGAAGTATGTATGACTATTGTTAGAGAAGTAGAATCTGTCCTGACCACCATCATCTTGAATCCATACGTTAACTCTTCCTTGTAAGTATGGAAGACCTAATGCAGTATAACCATCAAGTAAATCTGCGTTAAGATTAGGACATACAGTTGTAGAAGTAACAGAGATTGGTGCAGTACCAGTTGCGATGCTAGATGAAATTTGTTTCTCAGTTCTTAATACTTCCTTGATTGTTACACCACCATCTCCTCTAAGATGCATACCCTCAATAGGTGTACCATTAGTATCAACTCTAAAACGAATAGCAGCAGAAGAATTAGCAAGACCAGTGTATACCTGATCAAAGTAGAAGTCTCCAACGCTATTGTCATAACGCATTAAGAAACCTTCACTTGTGCTATTTGCTTGACCAGTAAATCTAATCTGAGGATCAGCATTATTGTTAGTGCTAGATGTTCCTGCAGTAATTCTAAGTTCAGCAGTTGATCCACTATCACTGTAAAGGTGAAGTAGTGTGCTTGGATTATTTGCCTGATTACCAATACCTACACTCTCACCTCTCATTACTAGAGTGGTGTTAGTAGCACTGGTTCCATAATACATATAGGTTCCACTATATCCAAAGTATTTGGAGTCACTACCAAATCTTATAAAACCTTCAGATGATGAATTCTTACCTTGAATTGCTAATGTATTTGTAGCAGACTTACCAAGAGTAATACCATTGCCATCTGCAAGACTTAATGTTCCTGCACCGTTGTTAGTGAAGAAACCTTGATCACCATGAAGATCATTAACATATAAGTGTCCTGATGAGTCTCTACGTGCAATTGTGTTACCTGTAGCACCCGCAGACTGAACATAACCATCTAAGTAATGAGCGTCTAGTTGAGATGATATACCATCGTTTCCACTATGCCATACTGTGTTACCGTTAAAGGTAAAGTCTGCAGCGTTAAATCTGATTGTTCCATTACCATCTGTGCCATTACCACCAGAGACGATCATTTGAACGTCATAGTTTGGTGCCTGACCAGATGATCTAAAGTCTATTGTTGGTGTTGTAGATACTGTTGCTTTACCAATCTGTAACTTAGCACCATTTGCATTATCACGTAATCCAATAATTGTGCTAGATCCACCAGAGATCTTGTTAGATGATGATACTGTCCATTTTGTGCCAGGATTAGGACCGAAGACATATATGTTTGCGTTAGTGTTATTACCAACAAATGCTATCGTACCAGTTACAAGTGAATATATTTCACCAGTGCTATGTGTAAGTTCTTGAACACCACCAGATGAATCAACTACGATTGAACCAATGTTGTTTGTTGCACCTACGTCAGAGTAGATAGTGTAAGTTCCACCATTGTTGATGTTACCACCAACACCACTATTACAATGGAAATCAGGAATGTATAGTGTAAATTTATTACCTGTGTCATTAACAAAGAAGTTCTCAAAGACCATCTTGTTTTGACCAAGAACTTCTGGTAAGAACATGTCACCAATAGGTGCTGTGATACCACCACGTGTGTCACCTATGTTGTAACCTGTCTGATACCATAGACCTTGTTTTCCATCCATCTTGTCGGAATCAAGACCACTTCCTGCACCTTGATTAGATTCTGACCAGATCTTGAACCAGTTAGAGTAAACTGCAAGACCACCGCCATTACCTCTGATGTAAAGATTGTTATTATCTGTAAATCCTAATTGTGTAGAAGCATTACCTGTTGCTTCTCTTCTGTATGTTACGACACCATGTGTAGAACCACCATCATTAAGACCATCAGCACTGTTGTTTCTAAGTGCAGCAGCAACACCATTAGCTGCAGCAGCAGGAGCAGGGTTTGATGTGAGTGATGCAGTCTCGTTAAAGATTCTGTTTGCAGTGTCAGCAGTACCAGATATTGATATATTGTATGTGGTGTTTGCAAGTCTTGCGGGGTCTAATGTACCGAATACTATATTGTTTGCTGTCTGATAGAATGAACCATCGTTACCATCAAGTTTGTCAGCGTTAAGTTCAGATCCTGCACCTTGGTCAATAGAAACATTACCATTGTTGTCAATAATAAATCCACCTTGATCTTGGTTACCAACCGCTTGGTTCGTTACATCTTTTCTAAATCTGAATACACCGTAGTTACCATAAACAGAGGAACTTGCTGTTAGGTTATTACCTTTTCTAATATCAACTTCGATGTTACCATAGTAACGATTGATTGTTCCTTTATTAGCAGCAAGTATAGCACCGTTACCACCACCAAGTTCACTTGGTATTACAACTGAGAAATCACCTGTGTATCCTGTACCTGAGTCAGTAACAGTTGCAGATGTAATAGTTCCGCCAGATACAATATATGTTGCACGAGCAACGTTGTCACTACTAATGGATATGTTACCACCGTCCATCGGTATGTTCTGGTAAGTTCCGTTTGTATATCCTGTACCACCGTTAGTAATTGTAATCGTGTCAATGTAACTACTATCTGATAGAGAACCACCAATAACCATTGCATCTTGTGTAGTAGCTCTGATTGCTTGTAATGCATACTCCCATGATGAGTCACCACGTAAGAAACTGAATGAGTTTGCAGCACCTTTACTTGCTAATCTTTCTGGGTCAATGATACCCGCAACAATGTTAGAAGCATCAATGTTTGTTGATGTTAACTGTGTCCAGTTTGCAGCGTTAGATGCAGATGTATTGATAACTCTGGAAAGGTCAATGATTCTCTTCCTTGCCATGTTACCACTATTGGTTCCACTAGAAGGTGAAGTTACAGAATACTGATTAGAGTTAATAAGTGATATGGTGTAGAAACCATCAGACGCACCACCACTTGTAAAGTCAATAAACGCTAGTGCAGCGTTAGATAAACCGTGTGAGTTTTCAGTGATAGTAATTGTAGTGCCACTTTGACTGTAAGTACCTGTGCCTTCATTGACTAAACCTTGATCTAGTATAAAGTCACCCGCGTCAAACTTAATATTATTTGCAATCGCAATACTTACACGTGCTTCTATTTGTGCAACAACAATCGCTGTAGTTCCAGATGACACTGCTGCTTGAACAGTTGGTTGAGTGTAGTAACCTTTACCACCATTTGTGATAGTAACTTTAGTTACTGATCCGTTAACAACGTTTGCTGTAGCAACTGCTTGAACACCATTTACTGTGTCATCAGGTGCAGAGATTGTAAGAGGGAAGTCTCCAGTGTAACTATCACCCGCATTTGAGATTACGAAGTTGAATATTGTTCCATCATTGTAATCACTTACAGTACCACGAGCAGTTGTAGAACTACCAACAATAATATCACCATTGCTAAATGTAAATGCATTGTTGGGAGTAAATGCTAAGAACTGAGATTCTAAATCATTCTCAAGAATATATGATATTGCAACACCCTGTGTCTTGAACTGATGAGTTCCAGAACCTTGAGATAATAAATCAATTGCTTGTCCACCACTAGCATTAGATTCAGTAGTAGCAAGTTTGATGGTATTGTCATCTACCTTAATAACATAGTAATCTACACCAGTTCCTAATCCACCTATTGCAGATGTTCCTTGTGTATATGTTAATAGATCACCAGTATTGGTTCCATGTGATGCAATTGTAATCTGATCATTAGATGTATTGACTGATGCAGATGCAACGTTGAATGTTGTTGCTGTTGTTTCAATCGCAATGTCACCCGCGTTAGCATCTTCGATAGCAAGTCTCTCTGCTGTAGATGCAACAGATGTAATATTAAATGGACGTAATGCAGGAATCTGGTCAATGTTAATCTTACCAGATGATGTTAACTGAACAAGAGCAGATGGAACTGCGTTTGTAGAGTATGGTTGGTTGAGGTAAGGTCCTAAGTTGTTTGAAATATAATCTCTAACTGATGCCTGTGTAGGTAGTAAACTATCGGATGCAAATGTTCCACCTAAGTTATCATCTTGTGAGAATCCTGTAATTGTGATGTCACCACCAACAATCTTAATAGATGATAGTTCAGAGATACTAACTGTTCCAACGAAACTGATAGCACCAGTTCTGTTGAAGATCGTAACAAAGTTACCAACTTTAAAGTCACCAAACTCGTTAGTTCCTGATGTATAAACTTGTCCGAATGATTGTTCTGCTGCCTCAAATGCAGTTCCCTGTCCAACACCACCGTTCTGTGGTAACGCAGCGTAGGTATTACCTGATCCTGCATATTCCCAAGTGTGTGATGATGAGTTAACAACAGATGGTCTGTGGAATCTAATTGTCTTATTAAGAAGATTGCTTAATGGTAAACTTCCTGCAGCAAATGATGGATCATTACTTGATTGATAACGGTTACTTCCATCAGAGAAGTCCATTGCACGGTTAGTTGTTATCTTAGCAACAATCTGTGTGCCAGGTGTACCAGAAATAACTTCTGTTTCTAGAATAATGTGCTCAACAGCAGGGTCGGAAGATGTGTAACCATCAATCTTGATGATATAATCTTCAATAGGTATACCTGTTAGTGTTGTACCAGATACCTGTATAACCTGTCTTCCTGTAGGAACTCCATTACCATCCGTGTCATCTGTAATAGAATCAATAACACCAACGTCAAATGAATATGCCTCTGCCCTAAATCCTGTTGCTCTTAGAGCAAATGTTCCGAAGTTAGATGCTGAGTTAGTAACTGATGCATAACCACCAGACTGACATAAGATACCATCTTGACAGAAGATAGCAAACACTGACACCAACTGGGTGTAACCATCATTGGTGACGTTATATGCAGTACCACCAAAACATATAATGGTGAATGCGTTCGCAACCATGGATTTACCCTGTGGGTCAAACTGTGCAACAGTAGCACCTTGTGCATTCTGTTTTAAGCCAGGTCTAGGAACGTTAGGTGTAGCAACTTTAGCACCGTCAATCTCACAACCAGAACCACCAAGGAATGATATAAGTGAAGAGTTCTGGATATATGGTGATGCTTCAATAACTGGAAGATCTAGGAATGTACTTACAAGTGGGAATGAATATTTGCTTTGATCTTGTTCTGTAATCAGAGGATCAGGATTTGTTACTGTTCCACCATACGCATTACCACTAGACAATACGTTATCAAGAATACCCCAGTTTGTAACTAATGCAGATACAACGTTAGCACACTCAGGTGCGGATGAGTCTACAGTAATAGAACCATTTGATCTAGGTGCTATTTGTGAGAATTGTCCCACTTCTAAATTATTTCTTATTGCGTCTATTGCTAATTCTTTTGCTGCAGCAAATATTGCACGGGTATATGTGACTTCAGTTGCAACGTGTTGAACACCACTAGCACCAGAAATGTATAAGTTTGCTGCCTCGACAATCTTAGAGTTACCGCCATAACGCAAGTCATACTGGAATGCTCTGGTAATCTTAACAACGTCATCAATACATTGTTGATCGCCAGGTGCAGTTGTTCTTGTTACACCTGATACAGATCCTGCTGTAGTACCACTTCCTAACGCTGTTGTAACAGTGTCAAAGAAGGTTGTAATTGATGAGATAACGTTTGCACAAGAAGGAGTTGTTGCAACTGTTCTAGTCGCATGTGACATGTTATCGTTAGCGATAGCAGTGTCAATAATTGTGAAGAATCCATCTACTAGATTTGATTCTACAGATGTTCCTTTATTGACGTTATCAGTAACCTGAGTAAATCCATGATTACCCTCTACTGTAACAGTTTGACTCTCTAAAACTTGTTTTGCAATTGTGTTGACTAATGCAAATACAGCACGTGATTCTGTCTCCTCTCCATCTAAGAAAGTAGAGTTTGTATATAATTCAGCAGCATCATAAACTTGCTCGTTACCACCATATGCTAGGTTGTATACAACAGTACGTAATACATCTAGAGCGTCATCAATACAGTTTTGATTTCCGCCAGGCACATTATGTGATGGGTTATCTATGTTGTATTGTTGAACTGCCTCAAATGCAATGAACTCAAGGTTCTTTTGTATAAGAGTTGCAGCGTCACGACGAACTGTTCCTGCACCTGTGTCTAAGGTTGCATTATGATAATACTGTAATTTTGTAGCATAGGTTGATCTGTATATTGGTAGATTTCTTCCTGCTAAGATACAAGCATCTTTTGCATTGTTGAATACCTCTACGTAACGATCTCTAGTTAATGAGAAACCAGGATCAATATAGAATTTTGCTTGATCGTATACTCTATCATTACCACCCCACTTGAGGTTATGTGCTACACATTTTTGTATAAAGTCTCTGACGTCATCGTAACATGCTGTGCTTCCTGTGGGAATAGTATAACCACTATTATTAGCAAGCATCTTATTGACTGCATAGTCTGCAATCATGTCTGCGTTACCAAATAGTAACTCAGCAACATCACCATACTTGTTATCTTGTGGAAGACTGTTAGGTGTTCTAAATGGTTTTTGTAGATCTGTAAATGTACCGCCAGTTCCAGATTGTCCTGCAGCAGCAGTTGACCCAAGATCTATTGAGAACTCTCTGTCATCATAAATGTCTGCAAGACCATGAGTTCCATTTACAGTAGCGTTACCAGATCCTGTAATAGTTACTTGAGATGTTAATGCTTTTTTAACTGAGTTAGTTCCTGCACTTACAAAGTAATGTGTTGAGGTATCAGATGATATACCAACATCAACGGTAAATGTATTGGTTGTTTTTGATTTAATTTTTAACCACTTATCAAATGCAGGGTCACCACCTCTAGGATAAGGATGTTGTGTTGCACGAGAGTCGGTGTCGCACTCCATTACGATTGCACCCGCATCAAACTTAATTAGATCTCCTACTTGGAATCCATGACCATTGATAGTTACTACAAAGTTACCGTTGCCAGGTGTGTACGATGCATTGGTAGGTGTGTGTTGACTGAAACTAGGATATAAGTTATGTCCTTTCTGAATCTTGATTGTTGCAGTTTCACCACTTACTGACCATTCTGTAATGCTCCTTGCTACTGTATCTGAGGTTTGTCCAAAGTTTGTTCCACCAATAGTAAGTGCGTTATTACGAGTAAGGGATGATTCATAATAATATTTGACATATGCTGTTGCTTCCTGTGCAATAAACTCTTGGTTATTCTTAATATTTTCAGCACCATCTCTAAATCTGTCATCTTGATTGATGGCAGTAAATCCATAAGGTGAGTTACGTAGAGATGCTAGAACATAGTTGTTAGAACCAACAACAGACTGGTCACCAGTTGGGTTAATAGAAGCACCAATCTCGGATATGTTTGCTCTTACAACAAACTGTAGTGAGAAACCGTCAGCACGTTCTATACGATGTGTAATATATTTTCTACCATTAAGATCTTCTAAGTTGTTAAGAATAGAGACGCCAGTTCCAGAAGATGTTGTTACATCACTAGCAGTATCAATATTTGCTTGCTTTAAGACAAATGTGATTGTAGTATTAGAACTATTGTATCTTGCATGACCTAAACCTAAATCTGAGTTATTAGGTAATGTTGGAGTACCAGACCCTACAGTAAATGAATTGATGTGATATGTTTTACTGAATCTAGAATCCGCACCAGTAAAGTTAAATGTGATACCAGCTTCACCTAGTGTCTGCCAATTTCCAAACAGTGCACTAGTAAGAGAGTTATCTACACCTGTAACTGTAACGGTGATTAAACCACCACTGATAGTGTAACTGCTGTTAGTAGATGTACCAAAATTTAAAGCACTATTTTGGAAACCGTAGATATTAACTTCTTGTCCAACTTCATAATCATGGAAATCAGATGATGCAGCAGAAGTTGCTAAAGTAAAGATAGGACCGTTATAGGTTGCTATAGTGTTTAATGAAGTGTCAATAGTAGTAATTGACAATAATTTATTCTGTAAATCAAATCTATGGAATCCTTTTCCTGCAGATGTTAGAGGTAATGTTACTGGATTGTCAGCACCTGATGCATCTTTTTGAGTTGCGTTAGCAGCAGATGATGCAAGTCTAAACCAGTTATTACTTTCTTTGTATACAAAGTATGCAGTACCGTCAACAAGACCACCGATGCCACCCATCTTGCTTTCACGATAGACAACACCATCTCCAGTTATAAACTGATGATTTGTAACATAGATGTGATTGTCTTCAAACATCACATTACCAGTTGTCAACTGGTGGAACTTAGTATCAGGAGACACACCTGTAAGATCTTTTTTACCCTGAGTTATGCTAGTGTTAGCAATAGCATTTACCTCTAGATCGTATAATTCAATAGTATCGTTATCTACCTTTCTTACCCAATAACGTGTGCCATCAATTAAACCTGGCAATGGATTTGTATTCTCATCCTTTTCATACAATACGTTATCACCAGTTACAAAACCGTGTGCAGTAATTGTAATTCTATCTGTTGTTGTATCAACTCTTGTAGAGTCAGCAGAGAAAGATACTGTTTCTCTCTCACTGTCAATAGTGTGCTGATAGATCTGGTTAGAGATTGTCTCAAGTTCTGGTCTTAATGACTCAGCATCTACAACGTCAAATCTTTGTGACACACTAGGATTATTAATGTCAGTAATAATATTTGCTGCTACAGCATCATAGAATATTTTCTCAGCGTCTTGGAATACATCATTTACACCAGATGTAACCAATATTGTCACACTACCAGTTGAGTATGGTGATGCTACAGGACCTGTGAAATTGACTCCTTGAATTGTACCGAGTGTACCAGATGATCCACCTTGTACAAAGTAACCTACTTGTAAGGTTGTATTATTACCTGTGTGGTTGTTAAATGTAACACTAAAGATGTTATCACCACGGAATTTATCGCCAGGTACTGAAGGAATTTGTTCTACTTCTGGTTCGTAATATAATCTTTGTTTGTCATCGAACACAAACGCAAATTTCCAAGTATGAATTACTGTACTTTGTGGGTCTGATGCGTTCTGTAATGCGTCTCTGAATACAACACCGAAGATGTATGTTTCGTTAGACGCCTTGATCATGTGACGATCTTGGTTAGCTGGTCTAAGAATTACTCGTCTTAAGTTGTCACCAACAAGTGAACAGTTTCTAGGTAGTGATATTGGGTTATCTTCTAGATACTCACCACCAGATACAATAATAGTTACGTATTCATCACTTGCATCAGGTGTTGCTTTCTGCAAACCATATGCAATCTGTGCTGCTTTCTTAACAGTTTTTACTGGTCTTGCAGCTGAACGACCATCATTTTCATCACTACCGATAGTTTGTGATACATATACACGACCACCAGTGTCATTAGTAGCAACTTTATATACAAAGTCAGTGGTAGCAACCCTTCTAGACTGATCACTTAGAGGTGGTGTGTCCGCTTGTGGGAAGAATGTTGTGCCAAAAGTAGGACTTGTGACGTCTGTATCTTCAAAGTTGACAAGGTTTGGAGCACGAAGATTCAACGCAGGGTTGATGATCGTGTCAATATCAAGGTTTGTAACCTGTGCAGTATCAGAAATGATAGAACGAGTCGTTCTAATCTGTCCTTCTACGTCTAGCTCAAACTGAGGATCGTTAGTATTGATACCAACCCTAACGTTTTCCTGTGCATTTTTATCAATGTATATTGCATCTTTCTCTAGAGAACCAGTTCCTACTGAGATTTCTAGTGTCTCATCTCCTTGAATACTTAATGAACGAACTCTTTTATATGCTAGAGTCGCACCCGCTGTAATTACACTATTTGCTGAACCTACAAAACTTAAATTATCATCATCTACCTTAGTTACTACATACTCTCCATCTACCTCACCACCACTTGTGAAGTCAATGTAAAATTTATCTGTCCCTACAATACCATGAGCAACCGAAACGATATTACCCACACCCGCTGCAGTTCTACTGTACGTGGCGTTAGTCCAATTTCCTGTCGCTTTAGTCCCGCTAGCTTCAATTCGCTGTTGGTCAGTATTAATCTGAAAACTCATTTCGTTCCTTAAAGGTTATGTAACAACGGTTAATTCTAAATTCCCAACCCACTTAACTGTAGATGAGGTTGTCACACTTGATACTTGGAAAGTAAAGAATGGTGACCCACCGATTGTTATAGCTGCGGGAACTACATTCCAAGTTTCCTGACCTGGTGGATTGTTCCTAACAATTATCTTCCTTTCAGAAGCAACTGTAGGAGTTCCAGTAGATGAGGTAGTAATTACAAGGTCAAATTTTACTGCATAAACATATATATTGGTCGTTGTCTCTTGCCCAAATATAGTTCCACTTGCAAAAGCAACGGAGTCGTTTGCTAATGGTGGTGTGTTTCCTGCAAGAGGTGTTGTACCATCTAATGATAACTGCTGTGTGTTATTAGCAGCATCGGTTTGCCTTTTAAGAATAAAGATATCTTTGTTTGCATCGGTGAAATGATCACTCACCATGTGCATTGCTGAGATGTTTTTCAGAGCTCTGGAAGTATTCAATACTTCAGTAGAATCTACTGCGTATCCTCCTATAGATGAAAAATTCTTAATCGGCATGGTCTTAGATTACCTAGATGTTATTTATACCTTGACCTTAGTAGTTGTGAATCTACCAGTGAAGTTTGATGATGATGTAGCAGCACTAGATTTTGCTAGTGAGATAGTCACGTTACTACCGACAACACTAATCGTCGCATCCATCAAATTATTGTCAGAAGTTACTGAGTTAGTGACTGTAGAATGTGCAGTAGTTCCGTTAGATGCACATACAGTTGTAACCTCAAGCATGTGAACTTTATTGTCATCACTCTCGATGGTTATGAGTGTCTTTGCTCCTTTATATTCATTTCTATCGAATTGAATAATAGATGAAGTTGATGGGAACGATGCTAACTGACCACCTTCTACACGACAGTCATCCAACTCCATGAATGTTGCAGTAGAATCAAATACTGTCAAATAACTTTCTGTATTTGTTGCCCAACCTCTATTAATCTTCCATGCTGTCTCTGATCCATTAGCATCTATAGCAAGGAATGACTTACCATCTGTTCTAGTTACAAAATCCTGAGCAACAATATCCATTCTAGCGAATGGTGCTGATGGACTACTGATAGTTGCAACTGGGAATGATATGTCATCGGTAACTGGAGTTCCACCTATTAAGTTTCCTGCAATTGTGATAATCTCACCAACCTCATATCCAGTTCCACCAGATACGATTGTTACAGTTGATATACCACCACTTCCATTAGTAACAACAGTGAATGTTGCTCCTGTTCCTTCAAAGTTTGATGTGGATGCTACAGCAGTATATGTTGCTGATGCTCCATAATTATTTCCATTAGATGTTACTGATCCTATAGTTGCTACGACACCCTGTTGTGGAACTTGTCTAAGTCTTAAACCAGATGTAGCACCATCACATATCTCAAAATCTTTCTTATCTCTAAACTTAGCAATAGATGTTCCACCACGTTGGATATCTACTGGGTCTTGAGATGATGTAACACCATCAATTCTTAAAGTTCCTTGAACATCAAATGTTTTAGCAGATCTAAGTATAAACTTACTTTGAGATATACTTAATGAATTAACACCAGTATTAAAGAATTCAAATGTGTCTTCGTCAGCACCAGGCGATGACTCGGTTAATACAAATGTATCTTGGTCAACGTCACGAACACCACCAAGAGATACAAAGTCATTTCCATTGAAACCTTCAAACTGTAACTGTGTGGTATTAAATCTGATAGCACCTGTAATACGATCTAATGTATTAGGACGTTGGTTTGTAGTTCCTGCAGGAATTACAAGAGATCCAGTTGTGTCACATAATACATCGAACCCTCCGCCTGGTTTCAATACAACACCAGAACCATCTATGTCACTAACTGTAACTGATACACCTGTACCACCACCCACTGCAGCGATTGTAATTGTATCTCCAACTTTATAATTTTGACCCTTATCATATACAACAACTGATGAGAATGTTCCAGATGCAACGGTTACATCAACTGTCAATCCAGTTCCACTTCCACCTGTAGTTGCAGTTTGTGTGTATGCTCCATCTGTATATCCAGATCCAGTTCCTGTGACTGACAATGTAAGAACCTGACCAAATGATCTAGTTGATGTTGCACTATTATTGCTTACAACGTTTTGTCTAATACGTAACTTACCCGCATCTAAGTTTCCTAAGAATGTGGCAGTTCCTGTTCCAGTATCTATTGATACAACATCTGATGTTCCATCTGTAATCTTGAAGTCAACGTTTGCACCACCTTTAAATGTAAAGTCTCCTTCACCTTTGGTGTCAAAATTAAGTGGTACGTTAATATCTGATCCACCTGTACCAATGGTATTTGTACCATCAATGAATAGATTAGATGTAGCACTTCCTAATTCTAATTTGCTTGTAGCGGTATCAACTACAAAGAATGGATTTGTTTCAGTTATATCTGAGTCAAGTTTTAATCCTGTAAAGTATAAACCACTAGAATCTATTTTACCTGTTTGGGTTCCTGCAATACTAACACCAACAATATCTGCACCTTCTCTGAATAAACCAGTTGAGGTGGAGTTATCAAATGATATACTAGGTGCTGCAGCACTTCCATCTGTAACTTTTAGAGATGTTTGTGCTATTGAACTGGTTCCACCAGATATTTGAACACCCGCACTTGCAGTGAATACTCCAGAAACACCAAGAGTATCACCAACTGAAAGTCCTTGAGTTACCGATACATTACCACTAAATGCTCCAGTTACCGCTGTAATAACACCAGAAGAACTTACGTTCCAGTTTGGTGTTTGTAACTGTCCATTTTTGTTTATAGTTACTTGTTCAGCAGCAGTTGCACCTAATGTTAATAGACCTTCTTGACTTAATTCTAATCCTTTCTCGGATGCAATACTTGCAATGCTAAGAGCTAATCCATTTCCTTGAACAGAACCAGGTGATCCAACTTCTCCTATTATTAATGTATCTGCTAATTCGTAAGCACCACCTGGATCACCAACTGATACTGCAGTTGCAAAACCAACAGCATTAATTGTAAATTGGAATCCACCTCCACCTCCACCACCAACTGTGGAGTCATCAACACTCAATACCTCTCCTACAAGGTAACCTTCACCAGTTAACGATATGTTTGTAACAGATGATACACCTGTATTGTTTGATTGTAAAGTATACTCGAATCCACTACCAGTACCGCCAATATCATCTTGATCTGCTACTAATGTATGTCCTACTGAATAATTACCGCCAGTTCCCTGTGAAGAAATCTCAACAACAGTTACTGAACCACCCGCAATGGTAATGTTTGCTGACATACCAACACCAGATTGTCCTGCAGTACCTGTAGTGTATGTAATTACACCACCCTCACCCATGACAGTTCCATGAACTGTACATTGATATGTGCCTGATGATGTAGTAGAGGATACAGAACCAACAACTACCTCAAAATATGAACCAGCTGTACCTGGCGTTCTATATTGTCTAGTTGTAATTCCTTGTGCAGCACTGAATGCTAGAGGGTGATTAGTGTTTGAAGCATCAGATGTATCAAAACGATATGTATTGTCATCTACAAGTGTGAAACTTCCTGCTTCATTACCATTAATAAAGTATCTGTTAACGACTCCAGTTACTAATTCTAGAGTTCCACTTGCTCCTGCACCATTTGAGATAGTATCTGTTTGAGCATCTTGGAATACTCCTGTTACATTGCTAAGATATAAGTAATCAGCACCGACAAATGATACGGTACCTGTAGCATTTGATACAGAACCTGTAACCGTATTTCCTACTGCAAATGTTCCTGTAATACTTGAGAGTTCTAATCTAGCTCTATCTGCAACTGTAACTGTAAATGTTGTGGTTGGAGGGTTTCTAAACTCAATGGATACTGGAGTTTCACCTGTGTCTGTGTATCCAGTTCCTGCGTTAGTAATTGTTCCAGAAAAACCAGGTATGGTAATATTTGCTGTTGCTCCTATTCCATTTCCTGTAGTTGTAAATGCAACGTTATTATAAGTTCCTGCAGTATATCCAGATCCTGATGCAGTTATTGTTCCAGATAATGATTGTACATCTAACTGTGCGGTTCCACCAGATCCTGCACCTCCCACAAATGTAATTGTAGGTGCTGCCTCATATCCACTTCCTGCAGTGTCAAGAGCAATTGATCCAATTCTACCTGTCTTTTCATCTAGTACAGAACTTATAACAGCTTCAACTAAGTTTTCTCCTGCAACTGGTTCGGGTGTAAGTTTTATAGTTGGGTTTGATCTATATCCTAAACCTTGTGAATCTAAATTTATAGACGCAATAGCAAATCCTAAAGTCGCAGTTGCAGCTGCACCTGATCCTGTGGTATCTCCAGTTCCTGGCGTAATTGTTACTGTTGGAGTAGCAGTATTGGCATAAGTTCCACCTGTGCCTACGATAATGGCGTCAAGATTTTGACCCATTGTAACTGATAAGTTTTCGCCAGATCCACCTGAGTCGGTAATCGTAATTATTGGTGCACCAGTATATCCAGTTCCACTATTTGTGATTGTGAGACTAGTAATTGCATCTCCCGTAATATTTACGTTTGCTGTAGCAGTAACACCTTGGAAGAACATGTTACCAGAACCAGCTCCAGTTATATTAACAGCAGTTCCATTGTTAGCGTTTGACTCTGATGATGCAACTTTAAAGTTATTTCCATCTACACGAATAGCATAATAAGTTCCTGCAGCAAGACCTGTAGGTGCTACAGCGTTTGAGTCTAATGTTGTTGTATCTAAGGATATTTGTTGTCCAGTCTCAAATGGGTGATTATCAATATTGATACTATCGTTTGCTATGTCAACGGTAGAAACTCCACCTACAAATGTTTGTTCTGGAGGAGCAGCAAAAGCAGCAGTTGGTGATACAAAACCACTACCACCCGCATCTACTGTTACAGCAATAACTCTTTGCCCAGAACTTAATTGAGCAGTTCCTGCACCACTACCTGTACCAGAGAGAGTAACGTCTGGAACTGCAGTGTATGACATGTTACCTCTATTGGTAACTGTAAATTTCTTAATCTCACCAGTTGTAGCAATTGTTGCTGTTGCTGTTGCAATTGTGTTTGGATTTGATGTAAGTTCAACGGTATGAGATCCACCAACGTATCCGTTTCCTGCACTATCAAGATTTAATGAACCTAAACCATTTTTAAATACGATAAATGCTCTGGATGAGAAGTTTGCTGCTTCAGACGAACCAAACAATAAACTATCAGAAAAACCTCTAACTCTTAGAGCACCTTGAACAGAACTACCAAAAGCAATTGACTTATTAACGTCAAAGAATACTGCCTCTTTTACGATTGTCTCAGCGTTAACAACAAAGTCTTCTTGACCAGAAGGGTCAACGATAACCTGACCTGTAGTAGATGTAAGACTGTTACCCGCAATTCTTAAATTACCAGTCTCAATAAACGCAGGGAATATATTAGTTGTTCCAGTTGAGTCACTTAATGTGATGTTTGCAGCAGACTGAGCTGTTGATGTAGCAGCAAATGATACATTACCTGTCTCTTGGTCTACAGAAAATGCATCGCCAACACGGAAGTCACCGTCTTGGTCTGTAGATGAAAATAATACTTTACCACTATTAAGTTCTTCTACCTCATTATTCTGAACTGCAAGTGATGGGTCATTCGTAAAGTCTGCACCAGAACCAACATAACCAAAGTTATGTGCAGTCAATATAAGTTTTACACCAGAACCATCTGCCTGTACACCTTTTTGTCCGTATACACATGCAGATGCAACTGAACGCATTTCTGCACCAAACGCAGAATAGTCAGCAGTGATAACAGATGTAGCAGTATCACCACCACTAGATCTAATATCAGATGTTCCACCAGAGACGTCTGTAAAGGTCGTAGAGGCGTCTGTACCGTTAGCATGGAGCAATAGTACTGTATTGATATCTGAACCATACTCACTTGTTGTTGGAGTAAATCCTGCAGTAAAACGAGCAGAACCTTTACTGATTCTTACTTCATCAACATGTCCGTTAAATGCTTGTGTAGGACTTGCTTGATAATCAGAACCTATGATAACAGGTTTTGTTGATCCGTAATCATTAGAGTCTGTATATGTGCCTAACTCAGTTCCATCTAAGAATAATTTTGTTGTACCACCACTTCTTGCTACTGCAACATGATAGAATGTGCCTGTTGCTAATGTACCACCACTAATTTGTGATGTATTTCCTACTGCATAATGTAATGTAGTTCCATCAAGATACATTGTAGGTGCTGTATCTGTAGCAGAATTATCTCTAAGATCAAATATCCTCTGTACACCTGATACACTGCCAGGTCTTATGAATGCTTCTAGACACCAGTTCGCTGTACCAAATCCAAAGTCTTCGTCACTTGGAACTTTTACGTTATCCTCAGTTCCGTCTAATAGTATGGATGCTGTGCCAAACTTTTTCTGTGCTGTATCTAACTGTGAGTCACCAAATCTACTTAATACCTTAACTGGTTTATTGACAGTTGTAAATTCACCAGTTCCTTTTCCTGTAATGAATACATATGTACCATCATTGCTTGCAACCACACCTCGTGCAACCGCTTTCTTATAAGTGACGTTACCAGTTGTTGTGCCAGATGCAGAACTGTCTGTATATGTAAAAGTATTGTTATCTACTTTTGTAATCTGATAGAAGTTATCAGTTCCTGCACCACTAATATGATCTGCATAGATGTAGTCATTAGTTGATAGACCATGTGCAGTTCTTGTCAGTGTAATTGTAGCACTAGATCTTGCATAAGTTCCTGACTGGAAACTATTTTCTAATTGATATGCAACCTCAGATGTAGAGAATGTTCCACTAACACCACCTAGTTTCAATCTAGTATTACCAGAACCAGATTTACCAGTTGTACCTTGAACACCTTGAATACCGATAGATGCAAAATAGTTGAAGCAATTCAACCACTCTACACGCATACCATTAGTAATCTTTACACCAACCTGATTAGGTGTAATGAATGTACACTCATTGAATAATACAGAACTATGCTGTGATGCAGATGCAACATTTGCACCATCTAATAGAGCACCACGTCCTGCATCTCCCTGTGCATATCCATAAGGATCTGAACCAGATACTACACTACCTTTTGTTAATACAGTAATTCTCTCAACATAAGGACTCTGTGTAGAGTTCATGTTTGATACTACAACAAAAGCATATCCTTTATCGTTGCCACTGTCGTAGAAAAAATCTTTGATTGTTAAGTCTGAGATATGTGCATCACCAGACAATATAAATGCATTATTATTATTTGTAACAGATGTTGGTTTTACAGATGTGGATCTTAGATTGGTTCCACGTAATGTAACACCATCAGGAATAGTCATTGGGAATGCTTCCTGATATTCGCCAGGTGCAACTATGATTGTATCACCTGATGTGGCAGTTGTAAGTGCCTTTGTAATAGTAAGAAAAGGTGTATCGGGATGTAAACCACCATTACCACCATTAGGAAGAGTTGAATTATCCGAACCTACCGATGCAACATAAAAAGTATTGCCCTGACCATTCGTTATGTCAGTAGACAACATAGAAGTAACCACCTCACCCGTGTTGGGTTTCTGGTTTGCTACTTCAATTATATTTGATCCGTTTCTAGCGTATAACTTTTTATCCGCTATATTAAGAGCGACTTCACCGTCTTCTAAATTAGAAGTCGTCGGGACTGTCGCTGCTACCGTCGATCTCTTTAGTTTGATTCTCGTTGCCATCTAAAGCATTCTCAGATTGTTGGTCAGTGCTCATACTATTTAACTGAGTTTGTAAATCTTGGATTTGTGCCTCCATCATTACATTTATCAGTGTCAATTCAGAAATTTTCTTTTGTAGTATAGAAATAACAATTTTTGCGTCCATGTTTTAAAACGTACCACCGTCGATTGTGTCAGTCCACACAGGTACACCCGCTGCTGTAACTGTAAGCACTTGGAATGATGTTGTCGCATCAGCACCTGTGCCAGGTGAACTCATATTTGCCTCTGCAGTTACCTGTAAAGGATTTGTACCGTTACCATAAACGATACCATTTGTAGTAAATGTACCAGCTCCAGTACCACCGAACTGAACCTCAAGGTCAGTATCGAGTTCTAGATCACCTAGTACAACTGTACCACGGTTACCTGTTACACCAAATACAGTGTTTGTATCTGTTGCATCTTCAATGAATGTCCATGCACCAGCTCCATCGGCACCACCTGTACGGTCATAACCGAAGAAACCAAACTTGTTAGTTCCAGATGCATTGTAGTGAACCTTAACACCACGATCTAGTGCATCATCAGCACCACTTACTGTAACAAGAACAGAACCAGCTGCCATTGTTTGAGATAAGTTGTTGCTTAATGTAACTGTTTTAGTTCCAGTATTAATAGAAGAAATAGTTGTGCTGTTAGGAATTCCTGCAGTTGTTGAGGTAACTGAGTCACCAACTTGTAGTTGATCTACAGCATCTACAACAACGTCTGGTTGCCCACCAGTTGCTTCCGCAGTCAGTGTGACAGGAGTTGTTGGATCTCCTAGTTCGATTGTAGGATCGTTAACTGACATTGAAGCAGAGTTCACTGTAGTTGTGGTTCCATCAATCTGTAAGTCACCTTTAATAATAACAAGACCACCCGCATCAGTTGTAGGGTCAGGGTCAAGTATTAATTCTTGTACACTGTTTATTGTAGATAATGTATTACCATCTAACTTAAGGTTATCAATTTGGATGTCACCAGTCTGTTGTGTACTACCAGAAATATTGGTTTGTCCGTTAAAGGTAACATTATTTTGGAATGTAGTTGTTGCATTAACATTTAATGAGTCACCAGCTGCTGTACCAATAGTGGTGTTGTCATCTACATTCAAATCTTTGATGTGTGCAGTTGCAGCAACACCAATACCACCCGCAACTGTAAATGCTGCTGTAGCAACGTTAGAAGCGTCTGTGGTGTCTGCAATATTGACTTGGACACCAGTGCCATAGTTCCAGTCTGCACCCTCTACTTGGATCTTGTCAGTAGTTGTCTCGTCATATCTGATAGAGGCATCCTTTGTGTTACCAAAGTTTAGTTTCATATCATCAGCGATACGCAAGTCAGGGGTTCCTGCTACACGCTTGATGTCTAAAACTGCATCTGAGTCATTGAATGAGAGTTCTACATCTCCTGTAGTTCCAAATTCTAATTCTTGTCCATCTTCGATGACCAACTTACCTGTGCCATTTGCACGGAAGATGAGGTCAGCATCTGTTGTGGAAGTTGTTATTACGTTAGCATTTAACTCAATGTCATCTACTAACCATTGATCTATCTTTGAATTACTATCTACGATAGCAACAGAACTTCCTGTAAGTGTGCCATGCACATGATCGAGCATGTCAGTAAAATATCTACCACCTACAATCTGTGCAGCACCATTGTTATCTCCAACAAATAGTCTATCACCCGCATTTGCTTGGGTTCCGTTTGCTCCAGTAGTAATGGCGAGTTCACCAAACGTAATGGTGCCAGGTGCGGTAGAACCTGTACTCCTTTTTATCAGGATATTTGATGCCATTAGAAGCTACCCCCGTTAATTGTTATGTCGTTTAATACATTTGTGGCGATGAATCTTGTGCTTGATGCGTCATAAACGAGCACTGATCCGTTTGCTAGTCCGCCTTGTGATGTGTCTGTCAAATCTACGTCTGACATTCCGCCAATCGTGCCACCGCCACCACCTGTAGCGACACGTGTGACTCTTGGAACTGATTGGTCTCCAAATCTTAGTCTTGCCATTTAAAGTGTTACCCCCTCAAGAACGCTTACCGATCCTTCTAACACTCTGGACTTAATGCCAGATCCAGAAGTTATTACAACGTCATATACAAACCGTCCACTCTTCATAGCAGCGGTCTGTGAATTAGTCAGAGACAGTTGTACTCTTCCGCTTGTCGCAGGAGATAAAACTGCAGCAGTCACTGTTTGCGAAGTACTACTTGTGTAGTGCTTTTTGATCAAACACGCTGCTGTATATCCAGTTAGGTCAAAATCTGTACCATTATCATTCTCAACCGTAAAGTCGATGATAAAGTCAGCACCTTGATATATTATTAGATTGGATACAGCACTTGCCATTCTCTAAAAGAATTCCCGTATAATATTTAGCTTAACTTTATTTATCCTTCTTCTCTACTAGGGTCTTCAGAAGTGACTTTACTTCGTCAAGTTCTTTTCTTAGGTCTTCTAGTGTTCTATCCTTTTTTCTTGCAGCATCCCTTGCTTTAATATATGCATCATACTGTGATGTGTCTGTATTGAGTATTGCATTAGACTCAGGATCCCTGCCGAGAGTTGTATGACCCTCAACAGGAACTAGTTCAATTTCATCTTTCATTACGCTAGAGCGATTCCTCTTAAATCTTTGACTCTTGGTATATATGGTTGTGCGTGGTTGAGTAGACTGATCTTAATTTGGAAACCATCAAACTCTTCTACGTCCTCAACTGTATACTCATAGTCAGTAAATTCAACTAAATCGTTATTTGGAATTAGTGAACCTGTATCTGGTACACCTGTACTATTAAAGAATTGGAATGGCAAATCGTCTAGACTATCTGCATATCCAACTGGTACTAATTTAAACATAACCACAATCTTAGATTGTGTCCATATATTAGCAGCAAGCATTACCTTAAGTCCAGTTGCACTCTTTTCTAATCTTGCAACCTTAGTAATGTAGTTACCCGCACACTCAGTTCCAACATTTGCTGTTGGTTCTATATTGTTAATTACGTTTGATGTAGTTATAACATCACATCTAGTTAGGTCAATTACAGGAGATAGGTGTGATACCTCAGAATCCAGATTCAACTCAAGTGTCAATGACTTAACACTATTCATTCTATTGATCTCGTTAATCTGGTTTGCAACTATCTTAGTAGCAGGGAAGTAATTCTCTTCTCCGATAGTAATGTCTTGGAAGTCACTGTCCTTAATAAAGGATACCTCAGCAGATGATCCAGTTGGGAAAGGTCCGCAAGATGTTCCACTAGTTCCTTGAACTCTAGAAATAATGCTAGTACGAGGTTCTACCTGACTCTGTATCTGTGGTGATAGAACATCCCATGGAATATTCTGTGACGCAACAACGTTGCCTCCTCCACCAAATATACCTGTGCCCGCATTTACACCACTAATTTGTAAGTTGTAACTATGTGGACTGTTTATAGATGTAACACCACTACTGTGTGTCTTATTGATCTTAGTTAAAGGTATACCGTCAAAGTTATAGCATTGAACCACTGCACCTACAAGGTGTGCTTTACCAGTTGCAGATCCTGCAACTCCATTATGGTTTCTACCATTTGTAGCAAATGTAATTGTATTCGTGGTAGTATTGATTGCTTGATAAGCAATAATTTCGTCACCACTACCATCTTCCTCTGTACCAAGTATTCTTATAAAACCAGGATTTGTGTTGCTAACTGAACTACCACCTATGGTTGTATGGAATTTATCTGGATCTGTAAGAACAACAGATGAACCATCAGCAGCAAGGTTAGATGCAGATATTTGACTGTCTGCCACCTCAGATATAACACCACTTATCTGTAAGTAGTTAAGTGCTGATTGCATACCATGATTACTGTGGAATACTCTGATCTGATCACTGCCCGCAGTTGTCACAAATGGATTTGTTCTTAGATTAAGGAATCCACCATTACTTTCCCCTAACTCACCATTTTCTAGTATAAGTCTAGATGGTGCTGCTGTTGTTGGTAATGTAAATTCTGCTCTGTAAATCTTGAACATCAAGTCTTCATACTGTGAAGGTGTCCATGTAGATGCGTTCTGTGACTTAAATAGAACACCGATGTATGGTTGTTCAGATATCTTCTCTCCAACGTGTGCAGCATCAATAGCATCATTACCTAGTAATGAGATGAATACCTTATACTGGTTTGAGTCAGAAGTTACCACCATCGCATGTTCTGTTCTGTATGGTATGAATACAGGTGCTTTGAATGTAAACGTAGTTGGTTTAGAAGCATCTGTAGATGTAAATACATCTTCTGCCTGTTTTACAACCTTAGAGAATGGTAATATGGTTTGTGTTGGATTACCGTTTTCTACAGTTCTAATATCTACTGCAACAGGAATCTCTTCATCCTTAGTAAAGAAGAATAAGTCAATCTTAGTTAAGAATACACCACCTTCTAGGGTAGAATCCTCAATTAAGAATGTCTGTGCTAGTGGGTCACACCATCTAGTCTCATCTCTAGATGTTTCTGTGACACTAACCAATGTTCTAGAATCAAACTGATCCTCAGATGTAACTCTTGCATTTCTTACAGATATAATAGTCTCTTGTGTAGTCTGTAAAATACCTGATGAACTAAATTCTGCTTCACCACTAGAATCTGATACACCAACAACTCTACTGTCATTTGATGTGTCACTAAGTCTAAACAGTTTTGTACCAGTCTTGAACTTAAGGTTACCAGCTACGTTAGGTGCATCAATGAAGAATGAACCACGAAGATTACCTTTCTTATCTGTAACTAGATCTTTGCTAGAAACTTTTGCAACTGCACCACTAGTCTCTCCAACTAAGTAATCATTTAACTTAGGAGAACCATAGTAACTACCTTTAACTTGATCTGCAAGTGACTTGGTATCAATATTAATAAATGTTAGGTTTGAGGTGTAGTCGGTTGTTGTGCTGATATCAGTCCCATCAAGAGGATTGATTGCAATATTCTCGTTAGGAGCTGATACTCTTGCCTTAAATCTGAATTTACCATTACCTTTTTTAACATAAACTGTCTCACCTATTTGGAACGGAATGTTATTTGTTTGTGCATCTGTGCTTGGATCTTTTACTAGACCAATAATTTTTGGTGTAATAAGTTTCTTAGGTATTGCAATACCATCAAAGAATGCAAAGAATTTTGTTCTTGGTTTAAGTTTCTGACATACAAACTCTATGTTTCTAGAACGCATAAACTGGATATGCTCTACTGATACAACTTTACTACCAAGTGATTGTTGTTCGATAACAGGAGTGACTCTGTATCTTACACCAGTTCTTGCTTGTTTTGTAGTTGTTGTAGTTGTAGTTGTAATAGTTCTACGACGTCTTACTCTACCTTTTCCTCCACCACGCCATGAACCAACTTGTCTGTTTACATCAGTTCCTGTCCATGTTGTTTTCCATGAGTTCCAGTGTATAGGAGAGAATCCATTCTGGTCTGCATTGTATTCTCTAACTGTAGTTAAGAAGTTACCTTCTACGACAGGACCTTGGATAGGATTAAGAGATTTTGTATCTACCCAGTTGTCAGACTCTGGATATAACTCTAGATCACCAGTATATGTGAATACGTTAAATGGGTTTACATTCTCAACAGCAGATGCATATGGTTGGTCAATCAGAACAGATGATGTATAAGGTAATGTAATAATATCATCAGTTTGTTGCACGTTTTGTGACGATGTGCTGTATTGTAGAGGAACCTGAGTTGTATAGTGTGCAGGACGCATTTGTCCTCTTTCAAAGTCAGTTGATACTCTATAATCAGGATGTAATGTATCTGCAGTAGAAAGAGATGCAAAGTTATCTACAATAAAACCATTCTTAAATCTACTAAGACCACTAGAGTCTCTAATCTCCATATTTGCAGTCTCACTTTCTAATAGTGACAACTGTGTATAGAATTCAAGTGTTTTAATTCTATCTTCTAATACCTGTATATCTCTAAAGGTATATCTCTTAAAGTTTGTCTCTACAATAGTGACATCTTCCTCAACATTAAACACATATGGAGCATAAGATACTGTTGCAAGAAGCATTGCATCTTCTATGTCCTCTGGTGGTTGTGGTCTAGTATTAGGTGCACCTTTTACTATAGAGAATACACTGTCTCTACTGAGGAATAATTTATCAACACGTGGTAGATAATATTGTATGCTTAGTGTTGTTGTATCACTAATGCCAGGTAATCCTACCTCATTATTTGTAAATGCTCTATTATTAAAGTCAAAATATTTTGTAGCAGTTAGTGTGTATGGAGATGCTTGTGATCCACTTCCTCCAAACTGTTCTGGTACAATAGGACGGAAATCAATTACATCTCTAAGTTGAGTTCCCTCGTATTGTGGAATAATTTTGTAGTCTGCCTCAGAGTAAGAATCAACTGTATATGGGTTAGATCCGTTTGATGTAAAGAATCTATCAAAGATAACAAGGATTTTATGAGTTGGTTCTGCAAATCCTGCTTTTCTAACAAGTCTAGAATAATCATAGAACTGATCTCTCTGACCATTATCAAGATCAAATGTATCTGTGATATCAGTAGAACCTGGTTGTAGTCCACCAGTTACAATTTTCAATGTTGCATTAGGTGCAGTGATTGTCTCACCATCTGTAAACTTATCGTCCTCTACAGGAATGAAGTAAATCACATTACCAGTTGTAGATACTATTCTCGCTCTAGATCCAGATGAATCACCTTGAATCACATCGTCTATTGCAAGACTTCCTAGTAAGTTTGTGTATTGTAAGTTAGGTATGACAGCAGAGTTAGAATCTGTAGACTCATATATTGCCTTAATTTTAATTACATCAGCACAACCTAGAGATATAGAACTATCTTCAACCCTAGTTCCAAATCCACCAGTTACTTGGTTTAAACCATTTGCTGATCCTAGAGAATCATTTATCTCTAGAACTTTCATTCTTTGTGTAGTTTTTGCCTTACCAGATCTATCTGCACTTGATACAGTTCCAATAACATCAATAGAAGTTACACCACTTAGACCTTGTAGTGCTAAGTCTTCTGTATTTGTTGTATCACCATTAATTGTAAATCCATTGTTAGCAGACATGATATCGCCCGCACCTGATCCTGCAGTAACAATAACTAAGAAGTCATCGTTATTTGCTCCATTGATCCATTTTAAACCAGATCCTGCAGTAGCAGTAGCATTACCACCACTAACACTGATACCAGTAACACTTACTCTAAAACGTCCTGATGGATTGATTGTATTGTTATTATTAGTATTTTTAACAGCAGAATATCCTAAAGGAGTCAATAGTTGTTTCTTATTTGCTTCTTTTAATTCTGGTCTTGTTCTAACAACAGGACTTGTAAGTGCACCATTAGCAATGTTATTTGATGTTAACGATTGAATAGTAAATGTAAAGTTATCATCTACAGTTACAACCTTTGCTCTATGTGCTAAGTTATTGTTTGAGAACTCTACAACGTCTCCTATTCTCAATTGAGACCTAAAGTTAGACAGTGTAGATGAGATTGTTCCTGTAGCACTTGTACCAGTTCCTGATACAGAACTAAGAATAGGACCTGAGCCAGGCAATGCTACCTTAACATCTAATACTGCATCAGCAGTTCCACCACCAGTTGCAAAATGATATTGTTTTACATCACCAAATCCAAATGTTCTTATCGCACTAATAGTTCCATAAGTTGCACCTGACGCATTGTTTTTCTTAAGAACTTCTCCTGATACAAATGTACCAGTAACACCATATAAAAATGTTGTAGTGCTTGATGATACTGCTGCAGCAAGGAATCCTGTAGCACCACTAGTAGCACCTACAACTAGGTCTCCTTGACTACCACTAGTAGATCCAGTGGTTATTTCTGTATAAAACTGTGTATCAATAAAGTTTGCACGATATACTGTAGAAGAATCTCCTGCAATGTTACCAGACTCAAATGCAAAGTTAACAACTCTTGACCTACCAATTGTTTGCCCTGCTGCTGTGCCAGGTGTTGATGTCTCTAGATTTTGTAAATTTATTGTCTCATATAATCTAGGTGCTTCATGTAAATTTGTCATAAAGACAAAGTTACCAAAGTCTGATGTCAGTGTTTTGTTTGCTTCAGTAGTAAAACTTCTTGGTTTATCTACATCTTTATACGTTGTAGATAATCTCTCTGTTCTATAACCTTGTACATATGCACAACCAGAGGATAATTGTAATGATATCTTGTCCTCAGAAGGAGTTGCATCACTAGATGTTAGATCTGTTGCTTCGTATATACCATTATTAAATCCATCATTTAGATTTTCTCTAGCATCTATCTTAAATTTCTTAACATAGTAATTACCAGATTCCTCTTTTGTTCTAGTAGCAAGAATGTCATTGATAAAACCTAGATCACTACGTTCTACTTTCTTCTCAATCTTACCAGTGTCAGTCCTTAGTAATTCTATAAAGTCAGCAGAGTTAGGTGCTGTTGTTAATTTCTTAACTAAGGTAAGAGTAATTTTAAATCTATCTGCACCAGGTGCTGAGAAGTTTGTGCTACCAATAGCATTATCATATAAACTTGCGTCTTCATCAGCAGTTATGATTCTCTCTTCTACTTTTAATCCTACTTTATATGATGGTTCTGTGCCATACTGATCTAGTATAACTGTCTGTGCTGCAACATTAACAAAATATCCTCTTGTGAAGAATACTCCTGCACCTACACTAGCAGTAGATCCTCTTGATGTAGAGGATGAGTTAAGCAACTGTGCTAAAGGTGTACCAGAAGCGATAGTTGTCGATGCGTATGTTATATCAGTCTCACAAACAAATGTTTCTCCATCTGTAAATGTGCTAGTAATGTTATCTTCCGCTTTTTGTAAGTAGTTAAGATAAAATGTTATCTGACTTTTAGATGATGTATTAGAACTAATAGAAAATAGAATACGGGCACGAACACCAGAGGTAGATCCTTTAATAATCTGTCCATCTAATGCAGTTCTATAATTCTCTACGTCTAGGTTGAGGTAATTGTTCTGAATCAAGATACATGGCACATCCTTGTTCAGAGTAATACCGCCAGGCACCACCATAGAACCTTCTTTATAGACACCTTGACCGAACGTGTCTATCTGATCTTGCAATAAAGTTTGCAGTGTTGTAAGTTCTCTTGCTTGGACTGGGAAACCAGGCTTAAAAAGAACCTTTAAGAACCCCTTGCTTTTGTCGAAATCATCGAAGTAAGGAGCTATGTTGAGGTTTGTATTCTGTGCCATTTAGAATTCAATTACTACTTTTAGCTCTTCGTTTTGGTCTGCCGAACGAGTGATCGGGATCCTATTATCTAGGTATAATATTTCACCTGAGTTTAGTTCAATTTCTTCGTTGGCATAACCTTGAACAAATGATAAACCTAACTCGTAAACAGATACACCAATAGTTATCTGTGTCAACGGAACTGATGAAGTTCCAAATGTACTGTCTGGAGTTGCAGTATAAGAGTTTGTAGATCCAGTAATCTGATTAGAACCAGAGAACGGAATTACGTCACCATTGACAGTACCATCAGTCTCATCCTGATAGTATTTTAAGACTTTAGTTATTGTATCATATGATACAACTAATCCTTTTGCATTAGTTGTTGCTTGAGTGATAGTCTCACCAGCTACAAATGTTCCACTAGGTGTTCCTGCACCTGATTGTGGGAATATCAATGCCTTCACCGCAGATCTAGTATTCTGACTACAAACAGTTGTTGTGTTATAATCAGTAGGATTTAATACAAGACCAACTCTCCTGTAAGTCAAGTCATTAGGGAAGTCAACAAATGCACTAGTAGTTTCTAACTTACTAGCAAACATAAGACGATATGCACCTAATTCTCTTACAGAATCAAAACCATGTCCACCGTTAGGGGGAAGAACAACGTCAAGATTAGCGTTAGTTCCATTACCAATGTTAGGAATAAGACTTACATCAATAGATGCAAAACTATATCCAGAACCCGCTTGAGTTATTGTGACGGATGATACAGAACCAGATACTACAATCACTGTACATAGTGCTTGAGTTCCACCGTTAATATTATAATCACCACGAATAGGAACGTTAGTGAATGTTCCATTGTTATAACCAGATCCTGCATTCTCAATAACAACAGTATCAACAGATCCTGAGTTTGCTGCAGATTTTACAAGTGAGTTTGACAATACAGGAATAAATTCTGTAGTAACAAACTTTAGAATATTATCAGCATCAATAGTATAAAGATATTTCCAACGATAGGAATATACGCCAGGTGAATCTGATGTCTCAATAATAGTTGTCGATGTTCCTGTAGGTTCTACCAATGAGGGGCGTCCTCTTGGGAAGTCAGGGTTTTGACCATTGTATAGACACTTGTAGACATTAAAGTCTGAGTTCATAACATAGAAGTTACTGTCATACAGTCTAGAAGAACCGTTTGCAGTAGTCTTTGTTGGTGCATAATCAGGTTTATACATTGAGTATGTACGTCCTACTCCACCAGTTGTTTTTGCAGGATCTATCCAGTCAACTCTTGGTATTACCAGAGCAGTATCGGATATGTCAACACGCTTAAATGCAACGGAGTCACCATAAGAAGTTCTCGCATACTCGAAACTATCAAGAGGTTCTCCTGTAGGTGGTACATCTGTACTACCCCAAGTCTTTGCTCTACCGACAAACATATACACCTTATTGGTGGTCTGCAAGGTATCTCTAAAGCTTTCAGCAGCGTATATTCTAAAATTGTCTGTAACTAATGCCATCGCAATATAAGCTTTATTGGTTATTTATAATGATCTCAGACGAACTTCTGGGCAAACACTGGTGTTTCCGCTTGTTGTCCGCGAGAATGGAAACTCTACAGTAAATGTATTGCTTCCAGTAACGGTAACTGTGTAAGTTCCGTTGATTCCATCACCACTACCAGATCCAATATCAAAGTCTAAGACTACTCTCTGACCTGTAGTGAAATTGTGGTTAGATGATGTAGAAACTGTACATGTGGTTCCTGACGAATTATATGTACCAGTCAATACTGTATGAACTGATGCTGTAGTTCCTTCATGTCCTCTACCATTTGTAGCGACTGTTAATGTATTTGATGAAGTGTTTTTAGATGCATACAATATTCTTTCACATGACCAAACTTGTTCAACAGTATTGTAGAATGGAACTAATACCTCACCTTCGTCAGGGAATCCATTTTTCTGTGTAGAATTAAAGTATACATTTTTTAGATTTAATGTAGTTCCACTAGATGATAATGTGGATGTCAAATATGTTATACCAAGTGACAGTGAGTTGGATAAAATTCTATCTCTTTGTCTTCTTTCTAGTGCTAGAGGATGCACAGCAATAACAGTCGGTGCACTGGTATATCCAGCTCCACCCTTTAGATTTATAACTGATAAAACCTTACCACTTCCAGTCTCAATAGTAGTCTCAGCAGACGCACCATCTCCACCTCCACCTTGGAATAATAGGATAGGTGGAACCTCATAGTTAGATCCTACATTTGTTATATTGACCTGTGTTACTTGTCCGCCAGTAACGACTGCTGTAAATTCTGCAGTGCTTGGTTTTAGACCTGTATACTCGTAACTGTCAATAGTAGTAGAACTTGATACAGTAGCAACTAAACGATCTGAACCCTCACTAGAGATCTTAACTCTGTCGCCAGGATCTATAGAGTTGAATGTATTGCTTATCAATATATCGTTTGGACTACCTGTGTAGATGAATAGAATACAATCAGATCCTGCTCTAGGTGCTTCGCTAAACTCAATGATAGATCCTGTCAATGTATATGCAACGCCAGGTTCTTGATATACACCATTTAAGAATATGAGTAAGTTGTTTTGTGCTTGTACAGCAGCGTTATCACTTTCTAATGAGAATGGTTCAGTATTCTCTTTCATGGTAAATGTCTTTTTCTTATTATCAAAGAATGGTTCAATAGCATCTAACTGTGTTAATTTACCAAAGTAGAATCCATAGAAGTCCATACCCGCTAGAGGTGCCTCAGTAAATGTAATTGTACTACCTGTGTAATTGTATGCCTTAGAACTACCCTTAATCTGTAAGGTGCTGTTCAAGAAAATTAAGAAGTTATCATTTGCGGGCAATACTTGTGTTGATCCACCAGACAGTGTGGTAAATGTAGTATCACTACCATCAAATGTTACATCACCAACGTTTATCTGGAAGAATGGTTGTACTGACGCTGTTCTGGTAATACCATTTAAGTTACCACTATTAGTTCCAACATTTACTGTGATTGTTGTCGCTGTAACCGCAGTAATAGCAACTGCTGTATTATATGCAGGATCGCTTGTTCGTGGGTAAGTATGGTTCGTTGCATTGTTATCATTGGCACATGTGAATGTCATTGAGTTGGCAGAGATTGTCACTGTATCACTTGTTGTAAGTGAGTGAGATCCAATCGTCATCTCCATGAGACCTGTAGTATTGTCGTATGTTGTTGGAGCAACAGCAGTGAAAGGTCCGCTACCACCACCAGTAACTGTGATGTTATTAGATGTGGAACTTACGAATGTGTGAGCACCAGTTCCTACTGCCTGAGTTACAATCGCCCATAATGTAGATATTGTTGATGCAGTATCGACACAGCATGCCTCAGAGTATGTTGTGCTACCAGAGTCATTACTAATTGTATTGTCTTTGATTTGTGTACCAACAGTGTCACCATTTGTAGTAACTGTAAGGTTACGCATAACCTGACGACAAATATCTCTAGCATGATTGAATACCTGTACAGACTCACCTTCTTCACCATCTAGATGAACAGTTCCAACATAGAAATTAGCAGCATCATATGTTGCATCGTTTCCACCAAATTCTACGTTATCTGCAACTGCATCTATTAGTAATTTTGTATCACGAATACACTTGGTCTTGTAGATGCCAGAGAATGATGGGTTGTCTGCTTGCATTCTACCATATGCAGTTGTAGCAATAAATTCTTGATTGAGTCTAAGTAGATTTCCTGCATCTGCAACTTTGCTATACTTATATACACCATAACTGACAACTGCTCGTGTGACAGCTGTAGAAGTGGCACTCACAAATGTATGTGTTGATGTATCAGATGATACACCTACGTTGACTGTAAATGTATCTGCAGTTACAGCGTCAATAGTATGCCATGCACCTTCTGATGGATCTCCAACTCTAGGATATGTGTGCTGTGTAGCATTGTTGTCTAGACCACATGTAAATGTTAATGAGTTATTAGCAAAGAATATTCTGTCACCTTTGATTAATGGATGACCAGTTACTGTCAAGACCATTTCACCTGTGCTAGGTGTGTAAGTAATATCTGATGGTTGGAATTGGTATGTTGACAATCCTTGCCATGCGTGTGTGTCAGTGTTTGTAGGTGATGTTCCGTTTAATGCATTGACTGTAATCGTAGTGCTTGTTACCGCCTCAACTGGTACATCTTTCATCTTACCTTGTGTACCGATTGGGTCAGTAGCACGTGGATATGCTGCTGTACCACCACTACCATAGTTGCAACTAAATCTCAATGACTCATTAGCAATCCTTACTGTAGATATTGCAAACTTAACGCCATTTGATGCTGCCGATATGAATACATGTGGACTTAGATCAGTAGAAGGAATACTATCAAGAACTTGTACTGTAAATGTATTAGTAGTGCAATCAAATGCTTCTAACCATCTATCTGATGCATAGTCTGTAGAACGAGGATATGATTCATTACCTCCACCACCGTAATTACAACTAAATGTCAATGAACCATCTGCAAACTTAACAAAATCACCATTGACACGTCCGTGGTTGTTAATAGTTACCACCATCAAACCAGTATTAGGATCGTATGTTGCATCTGAAGGTGTATGTGTTGTAGGTGCAGATAAACCATGACCAGATCCTATGGTCAATACCATCTCACCAGATGTAGGAGCATATGTTCCATTTGTAGGAAGGAAATGCTTGACTAGTTGCTCTCCAACACGAGGATCAGATATACCTAGTACATCTGTATCAGTGTATCCATTACCCGCAGAGACTAATGTAACATTTGATACTGCACCATTTGTAACTGTGATGTCAGCAGTTGCACCGATACCAGAACCTAATCTATTCTTAAGTGGTACTGCAGTATATGTACCATCACTATAACCTGAGCCAGGTGTAAGACCATTTGCAACATCAAAGGATTTTATCTCATCACCAATCTGATCTAGTACAAACGAAGTAGTATAATCTGCACGATCAAAATACATTGCAATAACTCTAGTCTCTGCTAATGGAGGTGTGATAAATGTTACAATGTTATTTGACAGTGTATATGTTGCAGGGTTTGCAATCAATCCATTTACAGATAATAATAGTTGTGTGTTAGATGCAGTTTTACCAATTTGAGTATTGAGATCAACACCATTGACTCTTAACTTAAATGAGTCATTGATACCATCTATAAAACATCTCAATGAGTGTCCTACACCTGATCCTTGAGATGTAAGGTTGATGTCAGCACCACCCTCTGTCAATGATAGTCTTATTGTATTAGCATCTACAATCTTAACGTAATATTTTGCAGCGTTTGTAAGTCCACCAATAGGAGTTCCAGATCTATTGTTAGGATAGTTACCAATATCTAATGATGGTAACGCAGCAGTTGGATTTGATATAGCACCTGTAACTATTCCTGCAAATACAGTAATTGCACTCTTGACATCTGCACAACCGCCAGAATCGTTTGTAATACTTAAGTCTGTCTGTGGCACTATGTTTGTATATGTGCCTACTGGAAGATCATTTGTAACTGCTAGTAGACATAAATCTCTTGCCTTGTTAAATGCATATATTGTCTCTGTTTCTTCACCAGCTACGTGTTGTACACCAGTTCCATCTGTGTATGACTGTGCAGCATCTATACTAAAGTAATTACCACCATACTTAAGATCATTAGTCCATGCAGCAACTACAAGTCTAGTATCTCTAGCACATTTTGCCTGACCATACTGTAATGTTGGATATTGTGCATTTAGGAATCCAATAGTTTCTTCTACAATATAATCAATATTGTTTACAATTAAATCTCTAGCATCTAAGAATCTATCTCCACCAGAGAAATAAGTTACCTGTTGTCCTTCTACAAGTCCATGATTAGTGATTGTGATTTTGTCATCTACACCATCTACAACAGCAGTGCTAGATCCATCAAATGTTAAAGTTCTATCACTAATATCATCAATCTTATATGAGATACAAGATAAGATCTTCTGAACGTCTAATAACTGTTTTCCGTAGATAGAAACCTCTGTAGGAACCAATGCACTATAATCTGGTTTTGATAAAGCAAAGTTATTAATCTGTGATAACTTACCAGTTGCTTTAGCAGATGGTTTTGGTGTTATAAATGTCGTGCCATTGAAAGTAGTTCCAATACTGTTTGTATTTGGCACCCACCAGTCAAATGTGTTACTTGGGTTTAAGTTAAGTGTAGATCTAGGTCTAAAGTCTTTCTTGACTGATTGTGTCAATACTTGTGTACCAACAACTTTAAATCCTGCAGGGTGTGCTGCAAACTTGAGTGGATTCTTCCAATCTGTGATGTTTATAGGTGATGATATATCATAAGAGAATTCTTGGAACCTATTACTGTCATATACACGTTGTTCGTTAAGATCTAGGAATCCAGTGGTCTTCTCCCAGTTTGCTGCAGATGTACTAATAGGTGAAACGACAAATTCTGCATCTGCTCTATCAAACGCATGTATTTGACCAAACGCTGCTGATTCTTCACCAAATACAGGTTGACCTACTACAAAGTCACCTTCTACAAGTTCTACACTAACAACACGACCAGATGCGTCCCAATCCTTGATAAATCCAAATGCAGTAAAGGATGTAGTAGATGCACCTTGATATATCCTTTCTCCGATAGCAAAAGTAGCGGGTTTGGTATATGCAATAATATTGTCACCTAAGTCTGTTGTCTCAACTGTAAAGTATGTTTGACCAGTTACAGGATCACCTATAGGAGCACTTGTAAATGTTATTGTAGTCTCAGTGTTAGCATTGGCAAGACTAGTTGCTAGTTTTATCTGACTATCTGCTAAACCATTAGCAGTTGTTGCTGCAACAGCAAAGTAAGTTGTTTCTGTCTGTAATGGTGAAGGAAGTAATCCTGATGTCTCTACAAGTGTTACTTTTGTTCCTGTTGGTATTTTTGCATTATATGGGAAGTTTATTGTACTGTTTGACTGTAATGCTACAAATGTGTGACTAACCTTTGCTCTTACCGTTGGTGATGACGTAAATCCTCTACCCGCATTTTCTACATTAACTGCCTGTATAATTTCGTTTTGGACTATTGGTTTTAAGTCAAATAATGAACCTTGACCACCCTCTAGTATAATCTCAGGTGTAGATACAAAGTTTGCACCACCATTTACCACATCAAGGTAATCAATGATCTGAGTTCTGATTAATTGTAAATTATAAGTTGTGTTTAACTTAGGTTTAAGTGTTCTATCGTGACTATAGTTAAATGTAATGTTTTCACCACCAATCTTAAGTATCTCTCCCATATTTGATGATTTGAGAAGTATAGATGCACCAGTTCCAAGTCTTTGTTCAATATTAATAATTGGAGGACTTTGATATTGTTGTCCTGCTGCCAATATGTTGATTGATACTACACCTTCATTCAATATTAGTGCATTCAATGATGCATTGATACCATTACCACCTTGTGCTGTAATATTAGGTGCAGAGAGATAACCAGATCCTTGGTTAGTAACAGTAACAGAGTCTATTGATGCATCTAACAATGTTTCTGTTGTTGCTACATCTGTAAATGTCATTGTTGCAGGTTTTAGAACTGCGTCGTCTGCTCCATCGGATCCACCTAGGTCAGCACCAGAGATTGTAATTTCGTCAGCAATATTATATGATGTGCCACCATCTGTTACTGTTACAGACTCAATAGTTCCGTTACCATCAGTTACCACAGTGAATACTGCACCACTAGCACTAGTTCCTGCTATTGATTTTTGTTGAACACCTGTATATGTTTGAGATGATCCGTAGTTTGTTGAAGATTGAGTCTTAACTGAGACAGTTGAGATTATACCGTAGTATGGGTCATCAAACAATATCTGAGGAGCAGCTCTATAGTTTGTTCCTGCACCTGTAACATTAACCTCTGATACTTTACCCGCACCAGATACTGCTGCAGCGACTGTTGCCTGTGATCCACTTATACTCTCGATAGTTGCTACAGAGTTTCCACCTGTGTAAACTAAAGAACGAATATTAAATGACTGTGTGCCAGTTCCAGAATTGGTTATGGTGATTGCCGTACCCACCTCTGCTAACTGTGGTGTAAGTGCTAACTTCACACGTCCTGCATCACCTATGTTGATTACATAGTAAGTTTCTCCAACAACCATATTACTGATTGGGTTAGTCTCAGCTGAGACATATTTGACTGGATCTCCTGTTTTTGCATCATGGACTGGAAACTCAAACTGATCATCGTATCCTACTGCGTCAATTTGTGATGGGTTTATATTGTATGTCTTACCCGCATTAAACATGATATATCCTTTCTGACCCGCACCTGTTCTAGTGTTCTGTAATGGTTGTAGTCTTAATACTGATGTAATTGGGTTCCAGTTAATAACTTTACCTCTAGCAGTGTTATTATCTTGGATTGCCTTACCAATGATGATTTCGTCTGGTAAGAAGTTACCTAATACGTTTTCTAGAGTCACATCTACAAAATCAGGCATTGTAACAACACAAGTGGGCAATGCTGCAGGATTATATCCAGATCCATTGTTTGTTATTGATACATTAGATAATCCACCAGAAATAGTCGCTATGGCAGTAGCACCTGATCCAGATCTAGTAGAACCGCTTAATTTAGGTAATGATTGGTAGTTTCTTCCACTATCACCAATTGTTATGGTTGCAATACCTCCAGTTGGGTATACTGAGTTTGTAGAGTAAGTTAATCCGACACTATAACCAGTTTCGGGTGCTGCAGCAAGTTTATAGGTAAATGAAGTGTCAGTTTTCGATATAACTGTATGTGTCCCTAATATTGGGTCATTGATGATTGTAAAATACCTACTATTGGTTACATCACTCTTAATTGTGATTGCGTTACCCATATAAGCGTGGTTTTGACAAACATAGTGTAATGTGTCAGGAGAAGTGACTGAAGGTGTAATAGAAACGCTTCTAGTAGTCGCACTTGCAAAATTAGAATTATAATCATCCCAAGAAACCACATCTCCGTTAATTCTGTAAACAACTCCTACCTCATACCTAAGAACACCACCATATGCGTCCTCACTCTCAGAGAAGTAGATAGCATGTGTAGCATTTGATACATTACTTTGATCAAATGTATAAGTCAATCCACGAGACATTGTGATTGATGGAGATTGCTCAAGAGAACCATACTTATCGCCTGTCATCCAATATCCGTTACCAGATCCTTGACCGAATAGAGGATGATCTGTTGTTTTAGGTTGAACTGAAACTGTAAATGCGTTTGGTGCAGTAATTTGATGTTTTACATCGTGATAGTAGAAAATGCCAGGTAATTCTGTTATTTTTGTTGTAATTGAATTTTGTTCGTTAGTTATAGGGTCTCTAGACTCTTCAATAATGTTTTTGTAAGTAAAGATGTCTGTATTTGCAGGATCAAGTGTAAATGACAATACTTTACCAGTATTACTTGCATCAGATGTGTCAAACACATATGAGTGACCATCTATTACTGATAGATTTGGTTCTTTGACGTAAACGTCTGCAGGATTGCCACCATTACCTGTTGTAACATTTGCTGAAGTGGTAGAAGCAAAGTTTCTCTTGACAATAAACCTATTGAGTGAGTCTATCCTATCTACGATGTAATTTGCCTTATTATAAGACACAGGTGAGACACCTGAGATATTGACTAGAGATCCTACACCTAGTTGATGAGCATTATTTGTCTTACACTCTACCTCTCTTACAACTTGTGTCAATGTGATGAGGAATCCTGCACCACTTGGGTTGTTTCCTACGTTAAGATTGTCAACACTAATCTGATCTCCAACATCATACCCAAATCCAAAGTCTGTAATTGTAATTGCTTGAACAGCACCACTACCAATAACTATAGTTGCTTTAGCATCCTTACCATCTCCTGTTGATGATACTAATGGAACGTTTGAGTAAGTTCCGTCTAGGTAATTAGATCCTCCTGAGTTTGTAGTCCACCCATTTTGATATAAGTTACCATCTGTACGTATTCTTATAAACTCCCATTGCATTGCTCCGTCAGATGCTACTCCTGATGTATGTGTAGGTGCATTCGTTCCAGATGTTCCTGCAGGATGCACTGCTCTATACACTCTATTTGCAACATGTACTAGATCTCCAGTAGTATATGAAGAAGTGGTTGCGTATGGGTCTAACAACTTCATACTTACTAGATTAAAGTATTTGAAGTGATAGTTACCATTGATAACTTTACTTGTTAAAGATCTAGTATTGGAATTATCAGTTGTGGATATATTAATAATATCTCCCGCTTGTAGTAAATGTGCCTCAGCAGTAGTGACAACTCCGTAGTATAAGTCTAAACCTTCTACAGATACTGAAGCGTACACACTAGCAAGACTACTTACAGTTGTTCCTTCTACTTGTGCTACGACAGCACTAACACCTTCTCCGCCAGTTCCTGTATTGTCAAACTGCAATCGGTCATTTACCTTATATCCTTTACCGCCACCCTCTACAAGGTATTGATCAATATTTGCGGATGAAAACTTGTTTGTAGATGAAACAACTAGAGAGTCCGCAGAACCACCTCTAATAAACGGATAGTAACTGAAGTATCCAATACCATCCTCAATATATGTCAACGTCTCACCAGTCTCCATGACAATAAGAGTTGTACTATCTTCTAGTGCAAGGAAGAAGTCAATCTTGTTGTCTAATACTTTTCTTCTTGCAACAATATTGTCTACACCGATAAATGGTGCTCTGTAACGTATTGCATCTTCTGTAAAGTTTTTCTGCAATCCATTACCATCCCAGTTCACTTGATCCGCTTCACCATAAAACTCTGATCCAATAAAGTATGGGAATGCGGGATTACCAGTTGTACCTGTAATAGTTGTAAAATACGCATAGACTCCATTTGGATATTCTGGAGTAACGCAGAATCTACCATTATAACGGTCTAAGTCGCCTAGACCTTCCACATATTCATAATCCTCAAGATAAGTGCCTAGAGGGTCACTGAGACCGCTTAGAAGGGCATCTCTGGTAGTCTTTACTCTGTAACTACTTCTAATACGTTTGTACTCATTAAATGGTGCACTATTCTCAGGATCTACAAATCCGTAAGGTCCGTATATCGGATGTCCGTCATACGCCCAACCAATAATAGGTGAGTGCACTGTAGGAGGTAATTCCTGTAAAGTTCCGTTATTATCTAAACCAATACTATCTTTAAGTAAGAATCTTAGTTGCTTAGGATTATATAAGTATCCATACTCTCCTCCGTAGATCAAGAAGTTCTCTCCTTGGAAACACGCACCACCAAAAACGTCCGTAGTCTTAGGTGATACAAATGTACTACTACCTAGTTCTAATCCTGTTGCTGCTTCGTTTACGGATAGTTCCGTCAATCTAGTTTGGAATCGTGCACCTGAGCCAGGATATACGATGTCAACTCTTGTAGCACCCGCAGTATACCCAATACCTTTACTTGATACAGTAATACCTGTAACGATGTTTGTGGTTAGGTCAACAGTAGCAAACGCAGTTGCACCTACACCGTCACCAGTAATGATAACGTCTGGAGGACCGAAGTATGCACTACCACCGAATGTTACGATTATACTCTCTATCTTTCCATTCAGTATTGATGGATACGCAACAGCTCCGCTTCCACTTATTAGATTGATGGTTGGTTCGTATGTATACTGCGATCCTGCGTTTGTTATGTTAATAGTTTCTACAGGACCTCGACAAACTGCTACTGCAGTAGCACCAACTCCGCCTCCTCCTGATATTGTTATGGTAGGAATACTTGTATATCCCGCACCACCGTTTACAATAGTAATACCTGTTACGGTACCATCCGTAATTTGTGCGGTAGCATACGCCTGATTTCCGCTTATCGCTCCTCCACCTACAATAGAAACGATTGGTTGCGTCTTATATCCCGCACCTCCACTCGTAACGTTGATTGCAGTTACGGAACCTGTAATGACAACCGCAGCTTCTGCACTCTGTCCTTCATACTCCCAATCAATCAATCCTACAGTTTGTATTCCTGCAGTGTGTAATGGATACAGTGTTGCGGAAGATTTAGCAGGATTAAGTGCCTTATACCTTCTTCCCTGATATGTTACTCTAGTTCCAGACGCATATGTTGTGCTAAGTTTATATTCTGCCTCAAACTCTACAGTAGGAGGGTTTGTAATATCATATCCGCTTCCACCGTCAATTCTTTCAATATTCTTCAATCCACCATACTTTTTCTTAGTTTCAGACTTAAATGAGAATAATGGGACACCATTAGTACCAATACCAACTTGACCAACAGGAGTTGGTGTTTTTGATGATTTAATACTTGGTTTTAGAGGAATACGTTTTAAATACCTCTGATTGCCAGGATCTAGGTCTGTAGGAGCAAAAGGTCCTACTTTATGTGTTGGTACACCTGTACTAGCGACTATTGCATGAGTATCAGACTGATATGTGTTCTGTACATCACCAGTAGTGTCTTTTATAGCAATATTGATAGAATTGTCGTCACTAGTACCAAATGCAAATTCTCTGGCAATAAAGAACTCAAATCCACTAATACCTTGTGCAGGAGATGATGAGAATACAAACTCAAACGTAAACTCATCAACAATACCTACAACAGTGTGATTATTGTTGTAAATGTCTTCTGGAGCATTTAATATTCTAACAGTGTCATTTCTGACCAATCTATGCTTCTCTTTAGTGATTACGGTACATCTAACTGATCCATCGCTTGCGGGTGCTTCTAGCGTCGCTGAGACGCCTCTGAGAGCACGTCGTACGTTGTATATAAAACTATCCCATATAGGATCTATGCTATCAAAACCTGGTGCAGCAGGAGTAGTGACTTTTGAGTCTGGTAAGTAGTATCTTCCACCATTATTGAGTATTACACCTCTAGTGCCACCAAATATCTTTAATTGTATCTCAGAACCGTCTACATTGGAATTACCGTAGATTCTAAACGCAGCAATGACGTCTTGACCCGCATCATGTGCTACATTGCTTGAATTCTCTCTTGCACGGTTGCAACCAAGGAATTGTGTAACTGTTTTATCGGTATAACTGATTATTTCGTCTTCTATCCTAAATTTACCGTTTGTTTCAGGCCATCCTAGTGTAGAGTCAACTGTAACAACAGTATCGGTCAAATTAGCACCTAAATCTTGTGCTAGAGTTGTTTTATACGGAGTTGCAAAGGTTCCGAGTGAATTATTGGTGTCTACGTCAATTTCGTAGATTGTTCCGTTCTCTGTAAAGACTTCTACGACTCCTTTGACGTAAATTCTCGCAAATCCGATATTTGAGTCGTTTGGATCCGCATCTTGGTACAATACTTCGCCTACAAGTTCTATTGGGTTGCCTTTTACAGGAACTGCACGGATAATTTCTCTAGAAGTGTAAAATGCATCACTAGGTTTAAATATTCGCTCTCTAGGATACGATACTTCCGACTCTACGCCAAAAAGTGACCTTAACACAAACTGGAATGACCTACTTGTGCCTTTTGACGAGTAGAAGTCCTTAATACGTTTAATTACGGTGCTTTCTGTAACACCATCTGCAAAATTCTTCGGAAATGTGTTTAGGAACTGTTCTTTGAACTTCCCAAGCATGTAAAGTGGGAAAATATTGTTCAAGTTAACAACTTCAGCACCTAGAGCGTGACTTGCAGCGACTGTAGACTCAAATTTGTAGTCTTCTCGTAATCCAACTGCTTTTACAGCGTTAAATCCACGTGCACAGTCTTGAAACAGTGTAGATCCTTTGCTCTGGTAGTAAATTATCTCATCATCTATTAATAATAGTCCTTCTGCAGGAAAATCACGAGTAGATTCAACGTCAACCGATGTAGAAGACGTTGTAAGTGTAGAAATTAGAGTTGTAGTGGTAACTAATTCGCCATAATTGTCAATATTGTAATAATCCGACCAGTTCTGTATTATATCGAAGCAATATCCCTTTAATTCTTGTGATTTATAATATTCTTTGACAAAATCTATAAACGTAGGAAACTCTTCCCGTATAAACTGCGGAAATTGCCCTGATATGCTTGTCGATATTTTTGATCTGGATTCTGGACTGACCTCAGACGGTACAGGTGGTTGTGTGACCGTTGTTGTGGGTGTTGTCCACGATCCAACTCTCCATGAACTATTTGTCATATTGGATTAATAGCTAGATTCTGGAATTACTCCTGTTCCAGAAAGATTTGAACCACTACTGATAGTATCTTCTATTACAGTAATTACTGAGTTATCTATACCCATAGTAATATAAGTTTCTCGCAGAGAAACCAAGTCATTTGACTTAGGTGTAGCTTTTATCTGCAATGTATCATTTGCTACACTAGTAGATTGTATTATCAAGTCATTAATTACAATCTCTCCCATATCATAATCCACAGATCCCCATAATCCATCAATATACTCAAACTCACCAGTTCCTTTGACGTAGTATAGTCTTAATGTGCCTGTACCATCGTCATTTAAGAAGTAAGTATTAACATCATCACCTACAATCTTAAATCCGCTTGATAATACAGCGGGATCTGTAGATGTTTGCTTGTTAATTCTGTTACCATAGCAAATTTTGTAGTTAACACGAGTGTTTAGATCAACTGTAACGTTCTTTCTCATTGTTACACGAGTAATATTAGACGTAATTGATCTTTCTGCAGCGTCAATGATGTTTTGAACCTTAGAATATTTGAATTTACCACCAAACTTGTTAAATTCACCACTTGCATTAAGTGCAGTTAGGGTAGTAATCACTAAATTCTTAATTTCAGCGGGTTCTCTACGTGTATTATTGGGGTTATAGTACACAAAACTCACTAAATCTATGAAAAGAATGGACGGATCAATGATTGTTGGTTGAATTGCAGCAACAGAAAACTCTCTGAGTTTCTTTAGAACAGAATTTTTCTCAGAAAGTGATAATTTATCTGCATTTTTAGGTTTGATTGCTAAAAATACCTTACCAAATTCGGGAGGTTCCGCTTCTTCTCCACCATAACATGCAATAGATGCGACGTTTGGATAGATTTGTGGTATGATTGCCTCGTAATCCCGCGTAGAAACTGCTCTACCAAACGCAGAATAGAATTTTGGTGCACTAAATTTGATAGATTCCGTAGATTCTGGTTCTGCACCTCCGTCTGGGAACTGAACTGCAGAGATAGAAATGCCAGAAGTTATCGCATTGTTCAAATTATCACGATAAGTTCCGATATTTTCAAAAACTTTTAGACCATTTGCTCCTCTTCCTGCAGAAGTTGTATATTTTACAGTTACAACATCTCCATTTTCTAGAGATTTACCTATCACACCGTCTCCAAATAGGATTTCTGGTATCTGATACTCACTCTCTTCTAAGAAAAATACCTTAGATGTAGAATCTATCTTAGTAATATCGGTTGCTTGTAAATATTTTTCTGTAATTGTACCAGAAGTTACCTCTACAATCATGCTTGTAGTGTCAACTCTCTCGTTAGTAAGTATAAATCTCTGTCTTTGTGTAGTATCTTTTACAAAAGTATCGGTTAAGAACAATCCCTCAAACAAAACTGTATTGTTAAATGACGCAATACCTGTCAAACTATCTACAGATTGCGAAATATCAGTCGGAACTGAGAATACAAAGTTGTTATTATCTAATCCTGTAAAGTTTAGAACCAGTCCTGCAGCGATTGTGACTGATTTAGGGTAAGGGAATGCTGTTTGTACAGCAATATCAACTATGGTACGTGCTGATTTTGCAGAACTAGGTGTGTAACCAATCATTCTTGCAAGTTTTACAACGTTTTCTCGTAAAACTGCTGTTTCTAGGAACCCCTCATTGACTGCAAGGTTAGCATTTACACTGGTGTAATATGTGTTGTATGCTAATGTATCAATTAATACAGTAAGAGACGATCCCTCGAAGTCATAATCACTAAATTGCGACTGTGCCTTCAAATATTCTTTTATTTGTGCCTTGATCTGGTTGAACTCAAGGGCATTGACTTGATTAAATGCCATTATGGTTTAAATACTACACTAACATCATCAAATTTCGGTTTTAGACCAATTATCAGATAATTAATAGAACAATTTAATGCATTTCGATCTTCTTCAAAGTCTACAGAGACAGTAACACCTGTTACTCTTGGTTCATGTATCTCTATTGCCTCTTCAATCCTATTTTTGACCTCTAATTCTAATCCAGAAGTAGAATTCTCAAATAATAGACCAATGATATTGCCACCGAAGAACGGATCAAAAGGTTTTTCGTAAAAATTATATAAAACTATATTTTTTACTGATTCTTTGATAGCAGCTTCGTTTTTTAGAGACAAGATATCATTAGTCACTGCATTCTTCTCGAATGTTAGTGAAAAATCTCTAAAAGATTTTGATATCAAGGACATTGCGAACGTACTATACCTTCATCAATGTATTTATACTCGTTTTTCCAAATATTTGTCAGAACGCGGATCAGTAATAAGATATCGACAATATTCATTCCCATTATCGTAGAAATCGTCAGACATGTCTACGGGAATGTTAGCATTTCTCTTACCATCTATAATTCTATTTGCCTTGCCCACGATACCTCTTCTTTGCTCTGTTTCTAGAGGTTGCACCATACCTTGTATGCTTACCTCTACCTTGTGATGTCTTTTTGGGTTTTGTTTCTACCCCTACTTTACCCATGCTGTATTGTGTTGCCATAATTAACCTCCTGCAAAAACGTTTGATGATCCTGCTGCAACTGATGTGCAACCTGATATTCCATCCCCTACTCTACCACATCCTTTGCCATTTACAAATACGGTTGTACTCCCTGTTGCAATTGGTGCAGAATGACCAG